GGAAGAAGCGGAACCTGTGAAGGCCTGGTTTTGAAGAAGCGGATCCTGTCAGGAGGGCTTTCTCTGGCATGGGTGCGCAGTCAATCCTGCTTCGCGCGTAGTGCATGGCGCGTTACGCACGCGTGAGACGACTCAGAAAGGAGAGAAGACCGAGAGGCGCGGAGCGCGCCCGAGACGAGGCTTAGTGTATATATGTACTGACTTAGGTGTTCAGAAAGATCTTAAGTCGCTCTCAGGTATATCATATACGCTGAAGTCAGGACTGCTCAGGTCACAGGGGAACTCGGATCACATGGGCAGGTTTAAGGACCATAGCGGGTACAAACTACAGGAAGGACTAATAGCATGCCAGAGGAGAAGACCGAGAGACAGAAGCACTTAGAGTGGTGCAAGGAGAGAGCACTGCAGTATGTAGAGGCGGGAGAGCTGACACAGGCATACTCGTCTATGGCCTCGGATATGCGTAAGCACAAAGAGACCGAGAACCACATGGGATTGGAGCTGGGACTAGGACTGCTTATGGGTGGACACCTAGACACAGCTGCTCAGATGAAGAAGTTCATAGAAGACTTCAACTAACCGTAGCAGGTACAAACCAGAAGGTAAACATGGACAGACGACATGAGACCGGTGAACAGGTAGACCCTGACGACTATGTAGATGAGGGCTCGAGTCCAGCGGGTTGGCGACCACCCTCAGAGATGGTAGACCCCTTGACAGAGAATCCACATGGAGTCGAAGAGATGGAAAGAGTGATGAGCGAACAGGCCACAGCTCAGGTAGATAGGAAACCTACAAGAGTGATAGACCTGCTAGACATGCACGTAGAGTGTTCAGAGGAGGACGGACCAGAGCTTCAGACCTTCAGAGAAGACGTAGCTATGCTGATACGTACCTGTAGGATGAAGATGGTAACGAACACCATGTCAAACGGGTACAAGAAGATTCTGTCTGAAACTACCAAGCGGATACAAGCGCAAATGGAGCGTACCGAGAAGGAGTAGCATGAGTAGACTGAGACTGTTCTTACATTGTCTGTTCCACCTGCATAGGTCGTATACGGTAAGTGACAACGACTCAGGCAAGATAGTGGAGCGAGGGTGTTTCACATATAAGTGTAGATCTAAGCTGTAAGACTAAGCTGCTTAGGTTAGAATGTAGGCTGACCACGTAGGTACAAACGGTTAGGGGGGTTTCCCATGAGTACTAGGACCTGTGTAGAGCGGAAGTTTAAGAAGCACCGCGGCGGAGCGGTACAGTTGGCGCAGAGCAAAGACCCCTCGAAGGGCGAGTTCTTCAAGCACTACCTCAGAAGAGAGCTAACGGGTGCAAGATACAACTGAAGGGGTATGAGGGACAGTTCCTGCCACAGTTCTTGGTAGAGCTAGCAGCACTGCTCAGAGGAGTACCGTTTCAACCAAGGTTCGACTTTCAACATTGACCGAGGGTACAAGCTAGGAGGTTCATCTATGAGTGAGAAGAGGTACATAGGTCTGCATAGAGTATTCGAGCTGGGCACGTTACTACGAGACTACGTAGTAACGGTAGAGGCGAATGCTATACGGTATGCCTTGTTCTTATCTGGTGGTAAGGTCTCGAAGGCTGCACAGCTGCTAGGTATGTCGCATCAGACTCTGTCAAACATACTCAAGGATCGTCAGAAGAGTCTGCAGGAGCTTCGACTTCCTGTTAAGAAGCGTCTGAAGAGTGTGGTACGGCGACCACGGGAGGTTCGTCGTGGCAAGTGATACCATAAGCTGCGACCGGTGTGGCAAGCCGGTAAAGGACGACGAGATATGGATAGGACCCGACGAGCAGACCGTATGCGAGGACTGCTACTACATCCTACGAGACGGTGACGAGGACGCGGACAACCTGAGGGCCAACGGGCCACACCAGGCTGTGTTTCACAGGAAGGAGTACGAATGACGATCGAATTACAAGACGTCAAGGACGGTGATGTACTAGCCAGAGACGATCAAGAGTATCCGGAAGGCGCGGTACAGGTAACCGAGGTAGACGGAGAGCTGGTAGGGTACACATTGGGTGGAGGGTTCACGCTGAACCTGAAAGGGCTACTCAAAGATTGGCCATTCCATGTAGCGACAGAAGAGGAGAAGGTCCTCAAGTACTCGCTGCATACGTACGAGATAGAAGGGATACCTCATAAGTTCAAGGGTTTCGGTGCCGGTATGCACTGGAATGGCTGGGAGATGCCTATGTTCGACTGGGCTGAGGCCGCGAGATTATGCGGGATCATGCAGTTCGACTGGTGGTACTACCACGAGAAAGACGACGGATTCTACACTTTGTCTGAACAAGCGGACGAGATAGACTTCTGGCCGGCAGAGAACATCATGCTCAAGGATGAAGGTTTTGAGGTCAGAGTGTACGGCATAGGTACGGGTTGTTGGTGTTGGGATCAATGTCCTGAGTGTAATTGTGGAGCGACCAGACACATGAGAGAGCCGGGAACACACGACAGGCGTTGTCCGCTATTCGATGAGGACCAGGACGAAGTGTTAGACGAACCTCTCGAAGGCCGAATACTGAGGGCAGTCAAGGTAGGTGAGAACGCGTTCTGGAGCGTGATGGCGGAGAGTTTCCCCGAGGCTAAGACGGGGGATCTGGACCCGCTCGAGTGTGTGAAACTGGAGGAGCGGTTAGTAGAGGTCGCTACCATGTGGGTACGAGCTAACACTGACCTACTTGAGGAGAACACATGAAGGTTCTTTGGGAAAAGACGTTCAAGCAGTCCGGCGTGATAGAGATACCAGACGGGCTGGACGACAAGGCGCAACAGGACGCTGCGATCGAGGCAGCGGACAAGGCCATGCCCACACTCGACGAGAATCCGGAGACGGATATACACTGGGTATGGTCTGACTACTTCGCTGAGGTCACGGACAACGAGGGACCAGAAGACCGCGAGGTAGATGGGGTCAAGTACCAAGAATGGTTCGATATTTAAGGAGGGACGATGAGTGAAGAAAAGGCTATGGACCCACAACGAGTTGTATGTGTGGTCATGCACAACGGCAAAGAGGTCGGACGTGTCAGAGCCGCTGCCCCACATGCGGAGCGGTATATCACAGGACTGGTAGAACATTACCATAGCCTGCAAGTAGAGTATGTCGAGGTCAGCTCGGACGTAATAAGCACTATGATGCTGGTGGAGCCTAGACTATGAAAATCAAACGTAAGAGTAAAGCTGAGAAACGGGCAGACCAGCTGATAGAAGCCCACGAGTCCGTAGTAACACATTACGGCGGTCGGTTTTATAACCAAGGTTGGGGCTCGGGTGGCACGGAGGAAGGAGGAGAGTTCATAAGCTCCAAAACTAGTGTAGGACGTCTGCATTCAGAGATAGACGCAGATGGAGAAGTGACACATCGCTGGCTACCCGGGGGAGGTATAGGTTTTTCGGCTGACCTGGAGGAGTCGGTAGATGTAGACCTGGCACTTCCGAATCCGAATGTGAATCCAGCGGCGGACCGAGTAGAGTCAGGTAAAACTACGGTAGGGCAAGAGATAAGGAGGATTCTCAAGAGATGAGGTACCAAGTGCTGATAGAGTTCGATTCGGACACAGTGACAGATGCTCAGGCGGTAAGGTACGGACAGACGTTACTGAACGACCTGAGGATAGACCCACATGGTCCAGAGTACAACCCATTCGATAGTGAGTTGGACATAAGGACAGACCATCAGTGGGTACGAGTAGTCCGAGACAACATGATAGTAGAAGTCCTGATATGAGTGATACACTTAGGGAGCAGCTCGAGGCAGCGAGCGCTAGACAAGAACTGAGGCTGCCCAATAGACATGAACGACGGAAGGCAAGGGCCATAGAGAAGGAGCGATATGGGAACCGTCCACAATTTGGTAGACAGCAGACAAAGCTCGCAGACGAAGAGGTTCAGGTGGAGCGAGGCGGAAAACGGGTTCTACCTAAACGATACTGACACGGGGCTGACCAGGTACATAGGCACCGGGGTAGACATGTTCTGTGCGAGTCCCGAGGAGGGTGTAGAGAACAGAGACTGCCTGAAACCAGGTACCCAGCAGTTCTACGACGCTCTGAACTCATACTTCGAGAACGAGCAGAGCACCATAGCCGAGACGTACTTCGGATGGATCATAGGTAAGGTAGAACCTGATACTAAAGTGGCGACTCAGCATACTGTGGGCGCGACTCACACCTACCTTAAGCGGAGAGCTGCGTTGCACGCGGAGGCGGTCAAGGCCGACCTCGTAGCTATGATGTCGATGCCCATGAGTCTGATAAAGTTCCTCGGGTGTGACATAAGCCACAAGCTACAGGAGGCTGTCAAGCTGGGTAACATCCAGTCCTTCGGCGACCTGGGAGACGTGATGGACCACAATATGCTCGGGGACGGAGACAACGTGCTGGGAGAGCTGACTACTTTACTCAACCCGAACAACGAGGACGACGACCTGAAGAGACAGGCGGTACTGGACGTATTCAATGATGCGTTCGAGATAGTAGACCTGTGGATCAAGGCCGACGGACTCAAGGAGGTATTATGTCGAGACTTTACGACATTAAGAACTTAGACGCTAACACAGGTCCCTTTAACTGGGTCACGTACAACACCATTACTGGAAACGAGGTAAGCAAGCAGACGTCGCAGGATATTGCACAACAGATAGCGGACGAGCTGAACTGTAACGCAGAGATGCTCAAGCCGTACGAGGACAAGCTGGCATCTAGGAAACTCTATGTGGTATCCGGGTGCACCAGGGGTGAGTTCGACTCTCTAGTCGACGAGCCGAAGATGTACGTAGAGGACGGGATGGCACCGGTCGCGTCCCCACAGCTTATGGGTGTCTACTCTACCAGCGAACTGGCGTTAACTGCTGGGACGAAAGAGATTGACAGACAGATGAGGGAGGAGGACTATGAGTCCGACCCGGAAACCGGGGAACCGTACCTGCCTGGTACCTGCCCCGTAGATACCTGGAGATGGGTAGACGGAAAGGGTAAGCCGTACGACCCGAGCTGTCCGTTGGTACAGAGCACGAGAGGTCTTGAGGGTTTCCTAAAGAAGGGACAACCGGGATACGACGAACCGTGGGGCAGGCCGAGGTACATTGTGTACCTAGAGGAGCCCGAGCAGAAAGGTATAAGAACTAACCCGTACGAAGATGGCAGAGCTGAAGCGTGCGTGGTTGTACAGGAGGTGACGTTAGATGAACTATAGACTGATACAGGACTTGGTGATACACGACAGACCGGAGCGACTGACACAGGTGTGGGTCTCGCCGACCTTCGTTAGGGGTGTAGACACGGAGACTAAGCACGCCCAAGCGCACAGACTGTGCGCGGACATACTGGAGACGAACGTAGAGGTCTTCAAACAAAGAGGTACCAAACTGTTCGCCGGGTCAATCTACGTAACGGCCGACGGAGCCGAGAGCTACAGGGTAGTACTTGAGGCCATAGACAACTACGACATGGACAAAGGGCTGATACTAGCCCACTTCGTACAGAACAACCTGTACAACAAACTGTCTAGAGCTGTCACGGAGCTACCGCTGTCTACGTTCGAGGACGAACAGACTGCGCTAGAGTACGTACGACCGTTGAACCGTATGGTAGCAGGACCGTACGGAGGAACGTCAGCGCACGAGAGCCTCTGGGTAGTATGCCCAGGTCCCGACGAGAACAGATGGTCTGTAATAAGGATCGAGGATGCAATCGAAGCTGGCTTCCTGTACAAGTGGGTAGCCTAAGGAGTACAGAACACTATGGACAACACATGGAACCCTGAACTCAGGGTGCAGATACCATGCAGGATATGTGGACAACAAACGCCACACCTGTTCACTAAGCTCTGCGACCGATGCTGGGAGCTTGAGACCAGGATCCAGGCAGATCCACTGATAGCCGGCAAGATCATGCTGTCCGGTTGTAGAAACCACGGCCATACCCGTCGTGTCAGTGCGTACCTGGGATAGTAGTAGAGAACATCGTCTATGCACCTTGTACCAAGGACAGTCACGACGGACCAAAGGTACAACACGTCTGCTGTGACGAGGGTCACCAATACGCAGACCCTAACGGCGACGTGAAGAACGAGGACGGCTTCGTCTGGGTGGACACGCCCAGGTGTGGCACGTGCTGTGAGAAGCATAGGCGTTAGAACGAACGAGATACCAAATGGTATGTTTACAGTTCGTTCGTTCTGTGCTATAATGTAGAACGTGGGAAGTCACTAACCATGGACTACCAACAAGGACCCATGCTGGGTACAAAACCAACTCGGAAGGAGTTTAACGAATCATGGCTAAGAAGAATGAAACAGCAGCAGCGACCAAAAGTAAGGCGACCAAGGCAGAAGCGAAGACCCCCAAGGTTACCATCGGATCGACAGCGATCGGCTTCCTGAAGGCCGGCAAGACAGCACAGGAGACCTTGGAGCTGACCCAGAAGGCTTTCCCGGATGCAAGCACGACGATCGCCTGCATCTACTGGTACGCGAGCAAGAACGGCATCAAGCTGCAACGGCCCGCGAAGGAGAAGAAGGTGGTCAAGGTGCTGAGCGCCAAAGAAGCCCAGCAGAAACGCGTAGCCGACAGACAGGCACGAGCAGCGAGTCGTCCCGGAGCATCGCAGCCCTCGGTGGTAGCAGACGTGGTCGAGGAGACCAAGGTCGCGACCAAACAACCGGCCAAGACAACCGCTCGACGACCGACAGCCACATCGGCTCGCTAGTCCACGCAACCATGAGATCAGGGGTCGACGGCACGGGTCGTCGGCCTCGACTCATTGAGGAGGTACGAGGATGGGTATACTAGGGTTCATAACCCACGACCTGAACTGTATGATAAACACCGTGGTCTGCGGAGACCACGCTTACTGCGGATGTCCGTGTCACCCGAGTCTGCCGGCGATACCGCCGTCCAGGACCAGAAGGCAGGTAGACGACCTGGAGAACCCGGTCAAGACCTGTCCCAAGTGTGGATACACGGCACGAGAGATGGATGGCTTCAGCCTGTTGGCCGCGGGGTTCAACGGCATAAAGGAGGGAGACCCGGACGACGTAGATCAGCTGGAGTGCGGCAAGTGTGGACAAAGGTTCGAGCCGCTTAAGCATACGGAGGACTGTATAAGACGATGGAAGTGGTACTGGACGGCGACAAATGCCGACCCGTGCGAGACATGTAGAGGGAAGGGTGGCAAAGTGATACACCACGACCCGTCTGAAGCTGGTGTCAGCCTAGGACCTGGAACTATGAAGGAATGGGAAGACTGTCCGACATGTTACCCGTTTCGTATCTGTCCCAGATGTAAGGGCTGTATGCCGGGGACTACCTGCTACAAGTGCGGCTACGACCACGAAAGACCTGGTCACGAAATGTTAGAGCCGGAGGACGTAGAGTGTCTGGCCTGCGAGCACTTGGTACCGAGAGAGGACGAGGTGACAGCGTGAGAGTACCTAATGCTAGAGACCTCAACAGACTGGAGCAGATCAAGGACGAGATACTCGAGTTGAACAACGAAGCGCTGACCCTGGTAGAAGGTACCAGCGAAGAGGGTAGGGCCCGAGCCTACTGGGTAGCACACATAAGACAGGCGGTCTATGCTGGGTGGGGACAAGACACCCTGAAGCACGCCACTGACAGACTAAGGAAGGAGGCACAAGGATGAAGCTGACGTTCTTCAACAAGACGGCCAGGGACATATCAAAGATGCAGGGAGACCCGGATAACCAATACCACATGGACGTGATACTAGCCGCGGTAGGACTGACAGCAATAGGAGAGGGCGACGACGCCCGTTACAAGTCGCATACCTATAAGAGCGGGACGACGGTGTGGGCTGACATAACGCACGGGGTAGTAGGCAGGGAGGGCGCACTACAGATGGCGAAGAACGCAGAGCAGATACTGGCGGACTTCAAGGAATGGTCCGGGGGTTACTTACCTGGAGAAGCGGAAGACGACATAGACAAGTACGTAGAGTTTGGGCGTAGTACATCGTTCGATGCGGTCTACACTGAGAAGGTACTACGTGCTAGCGCAGAGAGCACGCAGGAGGCCTCTTCTGCGCTAAGGACTGAGGTTATACCAACTACACAGTACGTATATGTAGTAGGATGTGCGACCTTTAACCTGACGGAGTCCAACGCTGTAGACGGTGAGTCGACTTCCGAGTTCGCTACACCCAAGCTGATAGGGGTCTTCAGCACAGAACAGGTAGCGGTGAGGGCTGGCAAGGAAGAGCTGGAGTGGCAGGTAGGTGAGGACCACGACCAAGAACTAGACTGGCCCAGACACCTCACCTGGCACGACACGGGCTGGGACAGAGAGGGTCATAGGGAGGTCAGACGAATACACCTGCTGAGACACAAGTCCGAGTTTGAGAACGGCCTACAGTTCCAGATGTGGGAAAGGTACGACGACGACCACGGGCTGGAAGGCGCGGTAGTGCTGTACCGGATGCCCATACAGAACGAATCGCCGGCACGCACCAGACGGATAGGAGTACAGCCGTCTGTCCAGGCAATACTGTGGGAGACACAGACGGTAGAAGGCATCGAACCCAGGACTCTGGAACTCTACGTAGTAGCCGAAGGTGAAGACCTATCGGAGGTAGAGGCACAGGTACGAGAGTGGAACAAAGACAGGGGCTACCCTGTAGAATAGGAGGAGCTATGCCGATAACTACGGGCGGCACAGAAAAGCTGAACGAGAAAACCTATGAAGTGTGGCTGTGGGATAAGACTGGGCAAGGAAAGACCAAAAGAGATTGCCTGAGTCTAGTCAAGGTCAGCACCAAGCCGTGGAGGACAGCGCTACTACCAAAGCTGCCGTACAACTGTCCACGAGCTAAGAGCTTACGGAGAGCGGCCAGGGACATCGTGGAGAACATCCTGCTCCACGGTAAGGCCTGACTACAGGATAGAGGTTGCCTATGACAACATACGATGGCGGACAGCACGAGCAGACTGGCCGCTTTAGGTGGCGAGAGGTCCAGGAGGAAGGTCTGTTGGTCTACTACGTGGACGACTCCGATACAGAGGAGACCGTACGCATGGAGGACGCTGCGGACCTGTTCTGTGGAGCGGACGGGGAGGACGACGCACTGACCCCGGGAACACCTATGTTCTATGACGCGTTGAATCAGTATTTTCAGCATGAGCAGGAGACTATAGAGAAGGTCTACTTCCAAGGTCTAGCAAAGGAGGTGATACATCATGGAACAGTCATGTAAGTGCAGGTATACCAAGTGTGGCAAGTCGTACGACCCCAAGAAGTCGGGGGTAGCACTAGCAGGCTATTGCTCCATGAAATGCGAGAACAAGATGGTAAGGGCGCTCGACCCTAGCCGCAAGAGCAAAGGCAATCTAGAGGTACTGAAGTCGCACAACCAGTTAGGGCACGTGAAGACAGTCAAGGTAGGGAAGAACAGGTACCTCGTGCTGAAGTCGTTCACTGTAACGGAGACGTACGACGTCAGGGCCGACACACCAGAGGGTGCAGTCCGGTTCACGAATACAACAGGCTCACCATGGTCAATACCGGTAGACGTAGACAATGGTCAGATATTTACGGAGGTCTACCCTTACAAGGGCGAGTCGGAGCCGGACACCAGCATGGAGGATCCAGTGTTGACCTTAGGAAACAGGATATACCACGATGAAGAGTAGGTTCAACATAAGCTACAGGCATGGCAGTCACAGGGTATATGCCTGCGACATAAACCGTAGAACCTTGCATCCTTGGGGTTTCTATTATTGGAAGAGGATAGCCACGATCCCGGTGAACTTCGATGACAGGTTGGAGGACTTACCTTGTCCTAGCTACGCACTGAAACTGCTGGCATGGCACGAAAGGAGGTTGACCACAGAGTTGCACTAAGGACACCGAATGGTATGCGACCAAGAGTGTACGAACGGCACCCCCAGGGTGTATAATAATAACCGGCTAGCGGTTATCACAACTCGAAAGGAGTTAGAAGCATGGCATCTATCAAAGAGTTCGTGCTGGAGACCTTCGCGGAGGACCCCAGGATAACGAACGAAGAGCTTGCGGCACTGTGCCGTAAGCAGTTCCCAGGATCGTCTACTACCGCGGCGTCCGTGAGCAGTATCAAGAGCACGGCGCGTAGATCAGGCGAGCTGGAGCAGACGGAGCTCGCGGTCATAGACACACAGTTCGACCTCGAGGTTATAGAGGACGACGACGGCGAGGACGAGATAACGATAGGAGAACGCATCAAGAAAAGGTTCGCGGCCATGATGCGTATGGCGAACGGCGTTATGACGGGGATAGTCCCCGCACTGATAGTCTCGGGTCCTCCCGGATTGGGTAAGTCGTTCGGTATCAGGGAGGCAATCAAGATACGTACAGACAAGGCCTACCTAGACGGCGAGGAGGAGTTCACCCACGACTACATCTCGGGAGCTGTCTCCCCGGTCGGTCTGTACATAGCGTTGTGGAACCAACGCGAGGGTGGGTTAGTGGTGCTGGATGATTGCGACGACGCGTTCAAGGATGAGACGTCGCTTAACCTACTGAAGACGGTGCTCGACAGCAACGCCGTACGAGAAGTCAGCTGGAGAAAGCAGTCCAGATGGCTGGTGGACCTCGGCATAGATCCACAGTTCGAGTTCAAAGGGTCGGTCATATTCCTGACCAACCTAGACTTCGAGAGGTACATTGAGAAGGGCAATGCCATGGGCACACACTTCAAGGCGCTCATGGATAGGTGCTTGTACCTGCATCTCACCATCCGCACGATCAAGGACTGTATGGTGAGGATCAAGCAGGTTATATACGAGGAGAAGATGCTCGAGCAATACAACATGGTAGACAAAGACATCGACTCCGTGGTCGACTATGTATACCGTAACAGGAAACGGTTCTACCACTTGAGTCTGAGACTGGTACATCAGATCGCCTTGTGTCAGAAGTCGGACGCAGAGAACTGGGTAGATGACATAAGCATGACCAAGATGCGGGCCTACACGGAAGACATGGAAGAACCCATGTCCGAGACACCACTACACACCTACGACGAGAACGGTAAGCGGATAGTCGTAGAGTCAGAAGAGGAGGAGACAACGACCAATGGTAAGAACAACGGAAGCAAACGAACAAAAACCAGTGGGCAGACCGCCTAGGGTATACCAGGACCTAGCGCCATGGCAGGTACTCAATGAGCAGTCGGAAGAGACCGAGTCCATAACGCAAGCACTGATAGACTACGACTTGGACTGGACCGTAGACAAGGTGCCGACGTATATCAAGAACCCCAGCGGGGGAGGTTGGGTGGTAGTACCGGACCGTTCCGCGATAGTCAGGTCGGACACACAACAGATCATCGGTACGGCGGGCAAGCTGTTCACGCCTATACAGAACAGAGACGCGTTCGGCCAGCTACAAATAGCAATCGACGACCACGGGGCACAAGTAGTCATGGGCGGCTACCTCGCGGACGGCGCCAAGGTCTACATGTTGCTGCAACTCCTGCCACACGGCAAAGGTGAGGTGGTACCGGGGGACGTGCTCGCACCGTACTGCCTGCTAACGAACGCACACACGTCAGAGAAGTCCTCCACCCTAAGCGCACGGTACATGGCTGACAGGCTATGGTGCTCGAACGCGTTGGGTGCAACTATGGTGAACGTGAAAGCGTCCGTGGCCATACCGCACCACAAGAACATTGAGGAGAGGGCAGAAGAGATCGGCAAGCTGATGGAGACCATGTACGACATCCATGACAAGACGATCAAGGTCTACCGCGGACTGGCTAAGGTGAAGGTCACTCAGGAGGAAATAGACGAGTTCGTAGAGCTCGTGTGGCCACGCAGGAAGGTGGACCAGAAGGCCGAGGCCAAGGACCTCAAGAAGCTGGCTGCCGACATAGAGGAGTCCGAGAAAGAGGACAAACGCAACAAGAACGACGAAGCACGAGAGAACGTCCGATGGTTGGTAGATAACGGTAAGCACACCGGACGAACAGCCTGGGGAGTCTACAACGCTGCCACAGAGTATGTAGACCACGTCTCTATACTCAAGGCGGACGGTTCCTACAGAGCAACCGGACCGGAGCAAGCGATGTTCGGGCTTGGCGCGTACACCAAGCAACGGGCGTTAGACATAGCACTCAAACTGTGGGGTCCCAATGGCGAGGCCTAAGAACGGTTTTGCTCTCATGAAGAGGGGAGGCGCCAGTGGAGAGGTGCTTATCCCCTCCGAGATGGTGAACCTAGACATCACAGACCTGCAGTACGTGAGGGGCTTGGTACGCAAGGACCTCGAGTACCTTAGGAGACGCAGGAAGAAGCGTGCGTTCAAACCCCAGAAGGGGCATACAGACGCGGACGCCACGAAAGTGGCATGGCGAGCCAAGCTGGAGATGAAACTCAACAAGCTCTTGGAAGAAGTATGAGAGCGTTGACACCTAAGGAAAGGAAGGAACACAACCGAGCCAATGCGGCTCGATGGAGAAGTGTGCACTCTGAACAGGCCAAGGAGGTCAATAGGTTGGCAAGTGAGAACTGGCGTAAGAGAAACCCAGAAGAAGCTAAGGCCAAGAGTAGACAGTCTAGCCCTAAATCACGGCTTGATATAAGCTACAGGTTAAAATCTAACCTTAGGACTAGACTGTGGAATGCTCTGAAGGGTAACAGCAAATCTGCTGATACTACAGAACTCATAGGTTGTTCTATTGAGTCGCTCATGGGTTATATACAAGACTTGTTCAAACCCGGTATGACATGGGAGAACTACGGGCAGTGGCACGTGGACCATGTAGTACCGTGCAGCAGGTTCGATCTGACAGACCCTAAACAACAGAGGGTTTGTTTCAACTACAAGAATCTTCAACCTCTGTGGGCTGAGGAGAATAAGAAGAAAGGAAAGAACTAATGTCGGAAGAGTTACACGTCAAAAAGGTAGGTACAGACAACAGAGGTAGGGACATCATGCACGTCAAAAATAAGACGCCGTTCGTGCTGTCCAATGAACCGTGGAAGCCCCCGAAACGTCCTAGCAAGGACATCCTGGAGGCTACCTACGACGAGGCCTGGTCGGAAATGCGGTCGGAGTTTCTACACGGGAGAAAGGTATTCTACTTCCATGTGGAGAACATGAGCACCGGATCCGAGTACAGCACCGAGTTGTTCGAGGGATTGAACGGCGAGCCATGCGCAGTCTGTATATGCCCGTCGGCTGTACCGTGTAAACATATCAAGAACTGTGTGCGCAAGGTCATAAGCGAGATAGACCCGACGTTCGGAGAACAGTACCACCAGACGGACTGGATGCTGAACGTAGGTCTGGAGGACGCCCCATTCTAACCCGCCGCCTTCCTGTTCGGGTGTGCCTTCATTCGCAAGGCGCACTCGAACGCCTCTCTCAACTTGTCCTCATTACATGTCTCGAAGTTCTCACCTATCCAAAACAGCACAGTCTTAGGGCTGGACTCATCCTGAGCTCTCAGGGTGAACAGCTCTTCATCTTCTCCGGCCTTGTCGTAGCACGGCACGCCGTTTCTCTTCGTACCCATAGTAGTCTCCTCATACCGATTGTTAAGTGCTCAGGGACCCGAGCTGTCCCGGATCCCTTCACACAGTCCGTGAGATCCGGGTTATTCCGGAATCTCTGTGAGCGGTACCGGCGAACCTATGGTACCGATGGTCGGCTCGCCCGGGCCTGTGACGAACTCGTCCGAGTCGCCTGCCACGTCGCTGCCCGTGTCCGTGTTCTTGGCGTGGTAGGTCACGGTCACCAGCTCCGTGGTCGGCATTGAACCGCCCGTGATGCTGATAGGCGCGGTACAACTGTTGCCGTCCTCGCTAAGCACGGTAGGACCAACCTCGACCTGTAGCTGTTCCGAGCTCGACTCGGCCGACAGCTCGATGCCCTGTGCACCTACCGGTGAACCCTTAGCGCTTCTCAGGTCCTTAACCTCGAGCTCGAAGGAGACGGGTGTCTGGTCTTCGTTGAATCTGTATCTCATGAGTAGTGTACCTTTCACTGCAGTGTTGCCCTGAGGTAGCTCAGGGGGTTCAAGTTTGGAAATAGCTTTGGCTACCTGTGCAAAGCCTTCCGTCGTCCGACGTCTATGGTTGTCTATAGCGTATACCAGTTTGTATAGAAACCTCATAAGCCTGTCGAACTGGTTGTTGGATAGTCGGAAGTCCATCATCTCGTGTTCACTCCTTTAGTGACAGCAGTCCTCTCTTGGAATCCAACCTCTCTCGCACCGCGTCGGCGCCAGTTGTCGTCAGCTGTAGGGTCTCTATGTTTCCCTTCAGCCGTTCTACTTCTACCAGGTCTCTAACCTCTAGGTCTCTGAGAAGGTTAAAGAACTTACGCCACTCCTCCTTGTCTGTGGGGCAGTCGTCCTCGAGAGCTTGACACAACTCTCTGAAGGTAGAAGGTTCCGTAGACCCTATAGAGTCTAATATCTTGTTCTGTAGCTCAGAGTTCTCCACAACGTACTCTCCTTCCATACTCGGCGATCAACAGTGCGTCCGCCGACCAGTGGGTTATGTGTTCGTCGGGGAACAGACGCTGCGCCGCGGACTTGCTCACGTTCTTGTCGCCGCCCGTGAGACACTGCAACGCCCTCTGCCACTTCTCTGGCTGCACGTAGTCGTACGGTATACGTAACGCGAACAGAACGCCGATGAGTAGCCCGTAGTTCTTACCGAACGTGAATATCGCGGGAGCTCCCTGGCCTCTGCCCGGCCACGAGTGTACCTTCTCTAGATATGCGTGAGTCTGCACCCCGTCGACCACGCAGTCCCGCAGGAACTCCACCGTGTCGTGCTCCGTGGAATCGAGCTTGAACAGGTCTATCCGTCTCTCGCCGTCCTGGTCCCAGATAGAAGCGATACCGCCGCTCTTACCAGGATCCAACCCTAGAATCAACAAAGTCGCCTCCCTCCCACTTGCGCATGAACGTGGCCTTGGCCTCGCTCAGTTTACCACCGGCTCGTGCCGTAAGCCTCAGGGCCACCAGTCCCGCCGAGCCTAGCTTCTTCTCCATGAAGACCTTGTAGACCGTCCTCTTGTGGAACTCCCACCCGTCTATCGGGTGTAGGTGACACGTCTTGCACAGGGCGTCGGCGTTCCTCAGGTCGTACCTCACCACGTAGACCCCTCGACCGATGAAGTGCGAGCAGTGCAGAGCTTCGGGGTTTCGTTCGAAACTCTTGCCGCACCCTACGCAGCGCCAGCCGGCGAGTTCTCGGACGATGCCGCTGAAGACCTTGTCGCAGAGGTCGGTGTCGTACTCCTCCTCTTGACCCTGGTCTCTGCGCCTAGCTACGGCCTTTGTCCACGGCTTCCTCGGTGAAAAGCCTTTCGCCCCTTCTCGTCTTCTTAACCAGTTCCTCTTCACCCATGGTCCTCGGTTTCACGGGCGGCTTGGTGCCGTTCCCGTTGTTGTGCCCTAGCATGTCTGGCGTCCGGAAAGTTACCAACCTACAGTTCATGTCCATAGGCTCTCGGAACTGTGGCCCCTCCCTCTGCTTCTTAACCAACAGCTCCTTCGTGTAAAAGTCTAGGCCCTCCTCGTGTGGGTCTCCGTGTAAGAACCCTACGAAGTCTGCGTCTTGTTCTATCTGTCCGGACTCCCTCAGGTCGTACAGCTCAGGTTCTCTGTTACCAGTCACGTTAGCACGACTCAGCTGACTCACCCAAATACCCGAGATCTCTCTACGCATACAGATCCCCTTCAGACCCCTAGATATACCTGACACCTCCTGTACCCTGCCGTCTCCGTGTTCTCCGGACATGAGTTGCATGTAGTCTACCAACAGGACGTCGCACCGTTTACCTAGACGTTCGTACTCTCCTAGCCAGCCGTCAACCTCCTGGATACTTATGCTAGAGTCGTCGAGCACTATAGGAACCGGACGCATGTCGCCTAGGGTCTCGAGTATCTTCTTGTACTCCTTCTCGGATATACCGGCGCTTATGTGGAACCTCTCCACGTCCGACTTGGCCGCTACCATCCTGTCTATCAAGGACTCCCTGGGCATCTCCCTAGTCACTATGTAGACTCTACGACCGCTCTGTGCTATGTTACATGCTATGTCTAGCGCTAGTGTACTCTTGCCCATGGAAGGACGACCCGCAAGAACGTAGGTGTACCCTGGTACTAGTCCTCCGCCTATCATCCTCTTGTCTATGTTAGGGAAACCTGTAGGTATAGCGTTCGATATTCCTTTGTGAAAGAGCATGTACCGTAGAGCTATGTCGTCGTACAACTCGTCAATGCTCATCGGTCGTCTAGCGTTCTGTAGAGTACCGTGTGCCTCGGACAACTCTTGTATGATATCCTGGAACATTTTGTCCGGGTGGTCTGCTCCGTCCTGAAGAGCCGCGGCGAACTTGTAGGCCAACCGTATACCCCGCCGAGCCTTGGCCTTCTCCCTCAGGATCTCGGCGTAGGCGGTCACGTTAGTGAAGTGCGGAAGGCCGTACGTAAGCTGAGTTATGAACGTGATACCGCCGGCCTTCTCTAACAACCCGTTCTTCTTCAAGTGTTCGCCTATCACTATCGGGTTCAGGTCCTGACCTAGGTTGTTCACCTCGAGCATAGCCTGGTAGATGTACCTATGATAGCTTATATGGAACCAGCCCGCGGGTATAAGTCTACGAGTTTGGTCTATCAACACGGGGTCCATCAGTATACCGCCCAGTATAGCGTGCTCCGCGTCGGCGTTGTGTGGCAACGACCCCTTAAGCAGGGGTTCGTTACTCTGCCTGCTCTCTGGTCCCACTCTTCCACCTCTTCTCGGCTGCTTCCGACCTCTTCTTCCTCACGTCTGTCGGTCCTTTGTTCTTTCCCTTGGACTCGTAGATACCTATGAACCTGTCTACATGAGGGTTGTCTCGACAGATCAGCTCTATGTCGTTGTACTTGGTGTTGTTGTCATTCTCGCCCATGTTGTGAGGAGACAGCTTGCAACCGTCTATGGCGTGGAACAGCTGCTCATCCGTATAGTCCTTACATCTGCCAGTTATCTTGGTGCGTCTCTTAGAATCTAAACTAGTCCTGGGTTTGTTCATAACCTGCTGCCAGTATTCAAAGATTCTGTTAACCCGTTCGGTCAAGTTTGTTTTTGAACTTGACATAAGTGTTTTTGTATTATGTTCTTTATCTGTAAGACTCCTTAATGAAGAACCTTGTTCTGAACCCGTGTGCACGTCGCGATCATCTATGTGCGCGCGAGGGGGATGCGCTAGAAGACGCCCGGGCGTCGTAGAAGACGCCCCCTCAAAATTCTCGAACAGTAGTTGATACTTATGTGAGCCGTTAACTCCTTTACCATCTTCTATATGCACCAGGTCGGTCTTCTGAAGTTTTCTTATTATCCTTTGGACTTGTCTCTGTAAAAGTCTAGCCTTGGTACCTAGTTCCGGTATACTTGGCGGGTAGGATATACCGTTGTCGTCCGCATTGTCTGCCAGTGCTAGAAGGATTATCAGTTCGCTACCAGTACACGGTGCAAACCTCCATACAAGATCCATCATTTTACTACTCATAAATTATCCTTGAAGACAGAAGTAGAAAGCCCTTAGTTGAGGGCTCTGGTACCCTTGGCAAATTCACTTTTGACACACGGGCGGCATCAAAAGCAAAAGAGTTCAGAGCACCTCAACTAAAGGCTTGCCCGTAACCTTGTTCGGTTGCCACCCGAAGTTTGTGTCGAATACTATACACCGTAGGAGGTAATCTTGTAAACCTTTGATTTTAGTAGATCTTCACGACCTCTATGTCTACCTCGCACAGGAACACTTCAGTAATAGGCCACAACTTGGTCCACTTGTCCTCTACCCCCTCAGTCAGTGCTACCTCTTGGAAGACTATCCGAGACACACCAACTTGCGACAGGAGCATAGCGCAGTGCAAACACGGGAAGAACCCATAGATGTATATGGAGCACTCGTACAGACTTATGCCCGTCAATGAAGCGTTGCAGATAACATTCTCCTCGGCGTGTATAGTAAGGGAGTAGTCGTTGGCCTGCCTCTTACGCTCTTCGTCTACTACTCCACGTGGGTATCCGTTGAAACCGCTCGCCTGGACCTGGCCGAACGGTCCTATCGCTATAGCACCTATCCTTATCTCCGGGTGCTTAGAGAACTGGGACACAGCCTTGGCCAAGTCCATGTACAGCAGACGCCACTTATGGCTCTGTTTCCTCTCGTGTCTCATAGTGCATATCCTTTCGTACTATAGGTGGTAGTTGGTTGTGCCGCTGTTTAGACGGACACATTATGTCCAGACGCTCAGCAAGGTCGTTGAGCTCTGATATTTTTATGTCTATCTCTGCTACCAGATTCGGACCGCCTTTGTCCCTGGACTCGTATGCCCGTACCAGACCTCCTGTGAGGTCAACCAGTGCAGAGTGAATCTTGGAGTATAGAGCACGACAAGCCTCATATATCTCCTTCTGCTCCTGCTCGTTAAGTGTCTTGGTCATTTGAGCATTCTCCTCTTTGCTCATTAGAAGTGTTCTTCTTCTCCCCAGTTTTTCTTAGGATTATTGAACAAATCCATTTGGGTATCCTGCCCTTGCATCTTACCTTCCAGCCACTCAACCATGAATGAATAGTAAGCCATAGCGTCTCCACAAGTGTCGATCAATGACTCAAACTTCGGTTCCTGTCCTTCTCTTATATTGCCAAGCACAGACCTGAACCGGAGCATCTTCTTGTTGAGCTCGTACTCAAGATCGTTCACCCCGTGTATAAAGTACTCACCCTTCATTACTCCACTGGAGTTATAGTCTACAGCTTTGTCCAATATATGCTTCTTGATAGCCTTCATCATGAACAAGGCACAGTATGGAAACGACGGAGCCAGTTGCCCAGAACTCATCTCTAGTAGTCCTACATTGTCGTCGTGTCTCGGTGCTACCCAACCCTCAGGTTTCACTAAGTCTTGTCCATCGGATCCAGGACGAGTAGCGTTTGCGCCCGAGACCTTCTTCATGTTGGCCTCGAATACCCGGTCCCAGGCTCTTTGTCCGTCTACTTTTGCTAGATCCAACAAACCTATAGTCACCACCATAAGGTCTATCAGTCCGTCTACTATATCCTCTGGTCTACCCTCGTCCGCCGATGTTATAGTCTCTGTCAACTCTTCTAGACAGAAGGCAAGTCTGAACCCCAGGAAGTGTGGGTCCATCCTCTGCTCGTGCCCGTAGTGTTTGTGCATGTCTGCGATGTCTTTGAAAAGGTCCTTGCTCATTTGGTCGCTCCCTTGTAATGTTTGAGGCAGGCCTCAAGGTTGTAGACTACTCTCTCCTCGTCGTCCTGCCAGAACATGCCATCAAGGTTACCCTTGTTCCTGTGCATATAGAGAGAGCTCCTAGATACGGATGTACCCTGTAATTCTAGCTTGGTCATAAGGTCCTTCTCGCTGACCAGCGTGATGCCCTGGAGATTGTGCTCCTGCACGTACCTAGCGTTGTTGAGCCTCAGAGCCTCGGTCAGAGCCTTATCCAGGGACGTACCCCTCACGATCGACAGGTTGTTCATAGTATCTAGTGCCTCTAACGCCCTGTCGTCTGTGATGTTCCAGCGAAAGTTCTTCTTCACCTCTGCCATACTGTTCCTCCGTGAACTGTATGTTAACACACATAGTGCCGCATCGTATACACTTATTTTGTTTTTTTGTGTACATACAGAACAAAACGGTGTACACTGTCGTTCACTTATGAAGCATAAACCCCAACTCTTCATGTCCAAGGAGGACTACCCGGGTCTACGGACAGACACATGGGTCGTCACCAACAGCCAGCTAGTGAAGGGCTGTTTGGAAAGAGTCACTGGGAAGTACGCCGGCGTAGACTCTGAGACTACCGGGCTAGACCCGCTCATGCCACCGGTGAGGACACGACTCATACAGCTGTCGAATGGGATCAATACTGTACTGTTCGACTTAGACTGTCTCGGGGTACGAGCCAAGACTGCCATAGCGAGGTGGCTTGAGGATAGGAACAGGGTCAAGATCATCCACAACGGGAAGTTCGACCTCAAGTTTCTCATACACGATCTATCGGTAGGAGATGTTGGACCGCTATTCGACACGCTAATAGCCTCGCAGCTGTTGACTCTAGGAGACCGTACCATCAGACACAAGCTAGAGGCGGTAGCTCAAAGGATGGGCATAGAAGTCGACAAGGAGTATCAGCGGTCGGACTGGTCAGGACCCCTGTCTATAGGACAACTGATATACGCATCGAACGATGCCTCGGTTCTATTACCTATCAGGGAGCGACAAGTGGCGGAGTGTAAGAAGAACGGACTGGTGAAGGCCTTCCAGCTCGAGTTCGAGGCTGTGCAGCCCACGGCACAGATGGAGCTGAACGGTATGCTGCTGGACAGGAAGAAGTGGATGAGACTTCTCAAGGACTCCCAGGAGCGATGTCAAGAGGTAGAGGAACAACTGTTCCAGCACCTGAAGCCTAGGGCCGGCGATACCCTGCCTATGTTCGAGGGTATAGGAGTATTCAACCTGAACAGTAATGACGAGCTCAAGTTAAGGCTCAAGGAGATAGGAGTCAAGCTGCCTACTGTCTTGGACGACGAGACAGGTCTGGAGAAGGATACCACGCTGCTCGACAAGATGGCCCAGATAGCAGACACACACCCTGTTATCAAGTTGGTCATAGAGCACAGGATACTTCGTAAACGAATAACGAGCTACGGCCTCAAGTTTCTCAGGCACATTAACCCGTACGACGGACGGGCACACCCAGACTTCAAGCAAATAGGTACGGTCACTGGACGGTACACCGCGAAGGAACCACCGCTTCACGGTATACCTAAGCGCTCCGACCATCGAGAGTGCCTCGTTGCACCGGAGGGATACAAGCTGGTATGGGGAGACTACTCACAAATCGAGCTGAGGATACTCGCCGAGCTCTGCAAGGACGAGAACGTCCTAGAAGCATTCGCGTCGGGCAAAGACTTCCACGAGCACACGGCCAGCCAAGTCTTCGGTGTAAGGATGGACTTGGTTCAGGACGTACAGCGCAGAAGAGCTAAGGATCTGAACTTCGGAGAGGTGTACGGGGTCGGCGATAAACGGTTCGGTGAGAGAGCGGGTATAGGACAAGATGAGGTCAAACGTATAAGAGCAGCGTACGCCAAAGCCTATCCTCAGCAGAACAAATACCTCACCAATGTTGCACAGAACGCCGTGGTACAAGGATATTGCAGAACAATGTCCGGGAAGATCATCTGGTTCCAAGTGAACAGGAACGATAAGCAGCAGGTGGCAGCGGTAGGGAGACACGGCAAGAACTACCCGATACAGGGAAGTTCAGCGGACATCACCAAGAGAGCTATGCGGTTGGTCCACGACGCGATACAGGGCAAGGACATCCTCTTAGTACACTGCGCACATGACGAGCTGGTTCTACAGGTAAGAGACGACCTAGTACACGAGGCCACGGTCCTGCTGAAGACCTGCATGGTACAGGCCGGCGAAGAGTACCTGAAGATCGTCAAGGTGGTAGTAGATACACAGTTCAACCAGTTCTGGGCCAAGGTGAAAGAGGACTGATGAAGATACCTCGAGACATACAGGTCATGAAGGTAGCATGTGAGACCTGTCCGTTCGAAGGAGCGCACCCAAATCTATTGGAGCAGGACGTGCTACTAGAGTATACCCTGAAGATAGTCAATCTAGAATCCCAACATCTCTGTCATACAGTAGATAACAAGAAGGTATGCAGGGGTGGAAGGAATATCATGCTCCGTGTCATGTGTGCTAAGGGTCTACTGACCCAGCCGACTGATGAGTGCTTCGACGAGACACGGGCTAAGTATTTACCAAAGGAATAGAAGATATGAACCTTGTATATAGACACTCTGGTAAACCACCTGAGACACCAATAATTCATGGAAGGGCCTCTACCTATACTAACCTTGGATGTAGATGTGGACCATGCACCCAAGCTGTCCGTGATTATAATAAAAAGAGTGGTAGATCTAGAATAGCTAGCAGAAAACTAAGTGGTTGTGAAGAAGTATCAGAAGAGTTTTGTGTAAACCTGTTCAATAAGCAAGGCGGTAAGTGCGCAATCTGTAAAAGAGAATTGGTATGGCCAGATAAGAACACAAACGTCGACCATGACCATTCGACAGGGAAGATCAGAGGCATTCTTTGTGGGAAGTGTAACAGAGGACTAGGGTCATTTCAAGATGACGCTTCGATACTTCGTCGAGCTGTAAAGTATCTTTCGAACTAAGGTTTACATTTAGTTCGACTAAGTGTATAATGAACGCGGCCTTGGCCGAACCCGACAGAAAGGACATAAGAATATGACCGGCGAGAAGCTAACCATGAAGCGTACCCACAGGCATACCGTAGAGGTTACCGGACCTTGCCCCTTCCCGGTAGACATGCTGCGGTACGACGGGTGCTGGCCCGCAGAAGAGCGTGACTCAAATACCATAGCTCGTACACTCAACCCTATGGAGGACAACTGGAACGTGCCGTACACGGTGCGTCTTGTGAAGTTCGACACAGCGAAACCTACCTGGGGTACAGCACGCTGGGAGAGCTTCAAGGCAGAGCTTAAGGAGGTAGACTTCTATGAACCCAAGTAACGAACCATTCAAAACCTTCGGACAAGAACCCGTAGACTACGTGTACTCCTTCAAAGGTCTAGGCAACTTCCCGTCTAAGTGTCGGATCCGTATATTTAAGAGTAAGAAGGAACATTTCAAGGACGCGGTAGTTGTGGTAGCCACGGAGTTGAAGGAAAACCCAGGCACCTCCGTCACTAACTTCGCGGAGCAGCTAGCTACACTGGTAGCTGCTCGTCACAGGATAGACCTGTACAAGTTGGTATGGGTAGAACACTACCGCCCTAACGAACGCGACGAATCGTTCGATAGGGTAACCTTCAATCTAAGACCGGACGGTAAGACGCTGTACGAGGCAAAGTGGAACGAGCTGACCAGGACCAAGGTACAGGAAATAGTAGAGGGCTCGCTGTGACCGACCAACAGGAGTGGCCCTACGATCGTCAGGAACGACACGCCCTGTGGAAGACCATGAACATGGCTACGCTGAGGTCCAGCGGGCTGACGTTCAGGGAGACCAACAACGGCGAGACGATCCTTTTCAGAGAGAAGTCTAAGCCTATGGTAGACTTCTTCCCTTCAACCGGACGGTGGCGGATAGTAGGTCGTCACCCCAAAACCTTCCGCGGAGGAGCCAGAGCGTTCCTGCCGTGGTATAAGAAACAAGGAGCAACACCTATGAGTACCAAGAAACCGGGCACTCAGGAAGAGACAGCCCACACAGAGAACGTACCGGACGGTACACAACAAGACCAGGGACAACCGCCAGTACAAACCGATCAAACGGCTGAGCGTAAGCCGGATCGGTTAGAAGAACGGCCTTGGCACGAGCGCACGGACGCAACAACTAAGGAGTAACAAGGGGAGGCACGGGGCGAGCCCTAGTCGCCCCCTCAACCAAGGAGCTTAACACGATGAGATGCCCAGACTGTCGAAAGTTCACCGGGTTCAATACGGAGACCGACCCCGACGTGAACGATTTAGAGGTCGCGGATGATAAGGTAACCGCGACAGTAGAGATAAAGAACACGTGCTCGGAGTGCGACATGGACCTCAAGACCGCGTCGCTCGAGGTCAGCACTGACCTGACGGACAAGGAGAACGTGGAGTGGGAGAAAGACCAGAACCTCGAAGACCATGCGGGTCATACGTTGAGCGTGGAAGAGGGCGACCTCACACGTACCGAGAATACTGTAGGCGCTGGACGTGCGGCCAAGAAGTTCTATGGAGCCGAGGTAGAGGTAGCGCTATCATGCGGAGACTGTGACGACGTCAAGCTGGCGACCGTTACCCTCAAGGGAGAGGTACAGGCGTCTGCTATGGAGGACGTGTAGCCATGGGCCTCATAGTCAGCCCAGTACCATTCATAGTGGTGTTAGCCCTGCTGGAGGTAGGGCTGACACTCTTCTTCGGGTATGCTACCAAGGTTCTACATGACGAGGGTGACAAGGCCAGGACCACCGGTACATTCGTTATTACAGGAGTTATGGTGCTGATACTTCTGTTCTCCTTCTTATGTATCTATAGTTACGCTGGAGCATGCCCATGAGAGAAGAGTTCTACCACTGCTACAAGCCACACAGGTTCACACCTGGAGTCAAGTCTATAATAGACCAGGCGAACCTGTACATAGAGGAGTACCAGAAGAAGGGCTACACATTGATCCTCAGACAGCTGTACTACAGGTTCATAGCCAAGGACTCCTTCCCTAACTCATGGATAGACCGTCAGTATAACCTGAGACACGGTCTCGACCCTAACACCAAGAACACTCTAAAGAACTACAAGAGGTTGGGGGACATGATAAACCACGGTCGTGAGGCCGGACTGATAAGCTGGACAGCGTTCGAGGACCGTAACAGAACACTATACGGTACCAACCCAGTAGAGAACCCCGAGGACCTGTTGGAGTTCCTAGAACACAGATTAGTGCTGGACTGTTGGAGGGAGCAGCCCAACTACGTAGAGGTCTATGTGGAGAAAGACTCGCTGGGGCAGATAGTAGGTAGACCGGCGGATCTATGGCGTGTACCACACATGGCCTGCAAAGGTTACCTATCAGCCAGTCAGGCCTGGAAGGCAGGACTACGATTCAGGAAGGCTATAGATAACGGCAAGAAGGTCACACTGATTCACCTAGGAGACCACGACCCTAGCGGACAGGATATGACACGTGACAACCACAAGCGGCTCAACATGTTCGCTGAAGCAGGCGTAGCCATAGACAGGATAGCTCTGAACATGGACCAGATAAAGGCACGTAACCCACCGCCTAACCCGGCTAAGGTGACGGACTCTAGGTTCGCGACATACGTATCCGAGTATGGTACCGACTGCTGGGAGCTAGATGCTTTAGAGCCACAGGAGCTCTACGATATAATCTACGACACGGTCGAATCCTACGTGGACAAGAAGTTATGGGACAAGACTATGAAGAAAGAACGTAAGGAGCGCAAACGGGTGAAGACCTTCCTAGATGGTGTTAGAACCAACTGGGATAAAGTCGACAAGTTCCTTAAAACAATAGACTAACTGGAGAAAGTAACACCATGGCCAAAGAACCAACCGATAAAGTGAAAGTGGTACACGGAGAGATGGTAGGCAAGGAAGGTCAGGCGCTGGAGAAGGTAGGACGAAAGAAACCACTAGCTAAGACCCAACCAGTCTCTACTAAGGGTACCGACGAGTACCTACAACTCATCATAGACGCCGCTAGAGATCCTAGCGTAGACGTTGAAAAGCTGAAGACCCTGCTCGAGATGAAAGAGCGTATGCTCATGAAGGTAGCCGAGGGGGAGTACAACCAGGCTATGTCTATAGCACAGGGTGAAATGACCAGGGTTGGCCGAGACGCTAAGAATCCACAGACTCAGAGTAGATATGCGTCGTACGCTGCTCTGGACAAGGTCCTACGACCCATCTACACCAAGCACGGCTTCTCACTCAGCTTCGACACGGCAGAGAGCCCGTTGCCAGAGCACGTTAGGATACTCTGTGACGTAGCACACAAGGCTGGTTTCAAGAGTACTAAGCACATAGACATGCCGAACGATGGCAAGGGAGCCAAGGGCGGCGATGTCATGACCAAGACCCATGCTACCGGTGCAGGGGTAACCTACGGCATGCGCTACCTGCTTAAGATGATCTTCAACGTAGCGATCGGTGAGGACGACACGGACGGCAACAGGCCTACAGGTGGCGGTGGTCAGGACCACAGATACCCGTCCAAGGGCAACGAGGACGTACGGGCTCCACAGTCTAAGTCGGAACGAGCAGCAGCTACTAACAAACCTGCTGATACTGCTACACAGAGCAGCAGCAAACCTGCTACTACGGAGAAGGTAGCACAGACCACGAGACCTACGGGTGGTATAGAACCCGCACCGGACGCTGTCTCCAGGGTAACTGCGTCGAACGTCAAGACTCTCAAGTCCCTGATGACTCGAGCCGGTATAACTGAGGACGAGTTCGACTCCAAGTTCGGGTTCAAGATAGAATACCTCGATAAGAAAGACCTAGGGCCGGTCGCAGACTGGATAAAAGAGAATGGCAAGTAAAACCAAGTACGAGTTCATCGTGTTCGTACGGCCGGAAAACGACGACCTAGTCGTGATAATAGCTGCCGGGCATAAAAACAAGGAGACCATGACTGAGGCCTGGAGGATCGCCTCCATGATGCTGAAGAACGGTCAGGTCTCAGGGTTCATGGCCACCGACGTCAAGACAGGTGAAATCATGGGAGAGAAGGGAGAGACCGAGTGGACTTCGAAGAGCTAGAGCTAGAGTTCGACCCGGACACACACACGTATGTATGGAACGGCGCCAAGAGACCGTCGTGTACCGAGGTACTCACCCTAGCACGTAAGCCACTAGATAGGATACCCAAGGATGTACTCGACAGAGCAACTGAGCGTGGCAAGTCCGTACACCACGCAGTACATCTACACACTATCAAGGACCTGTACAAGCCATCTATGACACAGGCCATCAGGCTTAGGATCAAGTGGTGGGAGTGGTTTCTAAAGGAGTACAACGTCAAGCCTATACCTTCCAAGCAGCTGAAGGGCGGGTTTATATCGGAGGTTCCACTGGTACATCCTATCTTCGGGTTCGGCGTCACACCCGACTTAGGCGCCGCTATGGTTCTCGACGTACCGTCGGTGGTAGAGGTCAAGGCCGTGTCCGTGCTGAACGACTCCACGGCTTTACAGACCGCAGCACAGCTCAAAACGGTTCAGCACATATTCCCAGAACTAGAGGTACAGGACAGATATGTCGTACAGCTGTTCCCAGATAAGAGACCGAACGTAGAGTGTTACAGAGACAGCACTGACTGGGCTACGTACCTGTCTTTCATGAATGTCTTCAACTGGAGAAGAAGTCACAAGGTAGACTGAAGGAGAACTGTATGCGGCTTACCAAGGTACTACGTGTATGGAGAAGAGCTAGCGACCAGGACCTACGCGAGACAGCCAAGATGTTCGGTATATCGTCCGCTACTCTGTGTCGCTTGGAGAAGCGAGGTAGCATGGACGGCAAGACGTTGGCGAAGATACTTATATGGTTACTAGGAGAGGACAAATGATGTCACAACAAGTAGACCCAGAAGTGGTGCGTTTTCTACACATACTGGCCCAGCTGGCCAACCACCATCCGAAGTTCGAACGATACATAGATAAGTTCGCTAGAACGTTTCTGATAGAACACTGCAAGGAAGGGATCGAGTCCTATGGGGACGAGGAACAGTTCGCGGACTACTTCGCTACCTCTCCACAGGTAAACACAGCACCGCCAGACCAGTACGAGGTAGACAGGTTCGCCGACGATGTGAACTCCGTCACCCAAGTCTACCCCCAGTTTGTACGACGTATAGCTCTGTGGTTCTACGAGATAGGCAAGATACTTTACCCACGGTGTGACGACCCAAAGTGTTTGTTCTGTTCGTGTAAGGATGCGGAAGAGTACGCCGACATAGCAGAGGCCGCAGCCAAAGAATTGACGCGTGTAACGGCTCAGGATAAGATGAGAAGTAACGCCCACAACAACTAACGAAGGAGTGACATGGCAAAACGAACCAAGAAGACAGACGAGAACACAGAGGCTTTAGAACAAGTACAGGTACAGACTAACCTGGCTATACTACAAGACCAGACTCAGATGACTATAGAGTTATCTCCACCCGGTAAAGAGATGATACGCCTGTTGATGTTCCCGGATAAGATACTAGAGGATGCCAAGGAGATAACTATCGAATCCGACGACGAATACAGATTAGCGGATGAACAACAGTCCGCATGGAAGAGGGAGGCGGTCGAGATAGAGAGTGGCAGAACCGCTGGTGCGGGACCGCTCACGAGGCTAAAGAAGCTGTGGGATAACCCCTTCACGTCCGCGGCCAACATACGCAAGCAAGCTGCACTGCTCGTACAGCAGACTATGACAGCATACAGAGTCAAGAGGAAAGCCGACGAAGCAGCTAAGAACCAAGAGGCCGAGAAGTTAGCCAGGGAGGAAACAGAACGTCTGAGGTCAGAAGCGGAGGCAGCACGTGCCAAGGCTGCTAAACTGAAGTCGCCAGCCAAGAAGGAAGCATTGCTGGAAGAGGCAGCTAAGTTGGAACAAACCGCAGAGATGATGCCTCAGACCTTCACCGCACCTCCACAGGTGTCACTCACCTCTGATGTCAGCAGTGCGGGTGGTAAGTGGGTAGGCGAGGTCACAGACCCCAAGCTCTACCTAGGCTACCTTATAGAGAATGACGACTTCCTGGGCATGGTCGTAAAGTTCATGCAGTCTGGGCTCAACGCACACGCTAAGTCCGTGAAGAACAACAAGGTCATACCTGGGTTCAAAGCCACAGACCAAGACGTCTATCGTAACAAGCCAGTTAAATAGACGGACTATGGGCAAACTAACGCTCGATCAATTACACAAAAGTAGACTCATCAAGGTTAAACCTTATGGGTGTCAACTGACTGTAGAAGAAAGAAAAGCATCTAGGACGGATACTATGACTAGATATGTAGCTAAATACAGAAAGACAGAAGCTGGGATAGCAGCGACACGCAGAGCTTCTCGTAATGCTGCTAGAAAGAAAAGACTTGGGAAACCAGTCACAGAGGAGTTCTGTATTATCTTACTAGCAAAGCAGAACAATCAATGTGGTATCTGTCATAAACACCTATTATGGCCGGACAAAGATACCTGTTTAGACCATGACCACAAAACCGGCAAGGTCAGAGGCATACTCTGTAGTAGATGTAACAGAGGACTAGGACATTTCCAAGACAATGTAGAATCTTTACGACAAGCGGTGACCTATTTAACTATGGACCGAAAATAGCTGTTTACTTTGTTATCGATTCGTGTTACAATCGGATCGTAGCTTAAAGAACCGACCGACGCAGGAGACCATTTGACCAAGAAGCAGGAAGAAGAACCAAAGGTAGTAGGGATAGCGGTGGAGGTAACCAGTCTTCCCGATGGACCGTGCAACGTAGAAGTACGGTACGACCGCGGAGAACCTGGTACCACCGCCTACGACCTGTGGAGACCCGCTATCTATGCCGCCTACGTCACAGCCCACAAGAACGAACTAGTAGAGATAGAGTTGGTGTTCACAGGTACACAGCACTCACTCTATATGTCGGTGCCCGAGGAGGCATCGGAGCTGACGTCCAAACCTATGAATGAGGTGGAACGTCAGATAGCCAGGAAGGGCTTTGAGACAGGCTACCTGAGCGGCGGCAAGTGGAAGGTCCATCAGCCGGACGCAGCGGTCGGTACCCCTGACTGTGTCTACAGGCCCAGGGGGTACTTCACACAAGAACAGATGATAGCGCTCGCCACGTCGACCCACGAGACTATCGTCGAGGAGATACAGGTCTCCTCAGAAGCCAACGGGTCGAGCACTAGGCGTTATCTACACATGAGAGGAGCCAGAAACATGGCGAAGAAGACCGAGGTCGAAGAGACCAAGAAGGTGCGGGCGACCGCCAAGTCCCTGAACGGCGTGGAGGTTGAGATCTCCCCGAAGCAGGAAGAGATGTTGGAGTTGATTCGTAAGCGATCGGCGTCAGGTAACCCGGTCGGCAGCGACCCCGAACGACTGGACGACCCGTCTAGTATCGCGGCTATGAAGCTCGCTACCAACGAGGTGGTCACCCGCGGTAAGTTTGGAACCAGATGGTGGTACTTCGCGAATGCCAAGGATCTAGCGGCTGCGGTCGCAGCTGCGGAGAAGGCGGCAGAGGAAGAGGCCGCGGCCAAGAAGAAACCCGCCAAGGCTGCACCAGCCAAAGCAGCGGCAGGTTCCGCAGCAGCAGCCAGCGGCAAGAAGGTCGCCGGTCGGTTGAAGAAGCCCAGCGAGAAGTAAGCTCGGGCGCAGCACAGGAAAAGGGCGAGGGTAACCGGTATGGTCCCTCGCCCTTTCTGTTTCCCCACCTACCTATATCGCACAAGAACTGCGTCCTAACACCTAACACATACAAGGCTACGTGTAGACGCCTCAGAACGTCGTAGAACTGACCTACTCGTCAAGAACTATACCGTTATGCTCCTCAGCATGCTTGGTAGCCGTAGACTTGACCGTAGTAGTCACCAACTGCACGTCCGTAATCTTGTCCGACGTGCCCTGCTCTACTTGCTTGGTGACGAGCTGGTCTATCCGTATGATGATGGGCAGACCTTGAGCTATCAGTTTCTCCATCTCGTCTACGTGTGGGCTATCCAAGTGTGCACGTTTCTCGAGGACTGGAAGCAGATCGTCCCATTCTTTTAGTGTCAGCGGTACGGAATCCCTGACTCTACCAATGATAGCGTCGTCTTCATGGAACTCGCCCGACGGGTGTATAAGACCGTCTACCCACTTCTGCTTCAACGCCGTAGTTATGGGAAGCATCTCTGCCTTGAGCAACTGTAAGGTCAGTGTGTCACCAGACTGAGTCTTAGTTATCTGCTCGTTCTGATCCTGTAGGTCTTTGACCTGCTTTACCAAAGCTTCGTGACCTACCTCGATTGCCTTCCTCTTACTCTCCTCTACCTGGGCCTGAAGAATAGCCTTTTCGGCATTCTCTGCCAGTCTCACCTTCTCTTTCTTGTTGGCTCTCCACTGTAGGTAGACCACCAACGGTCCGGCGAGTAGACCGATGATAGCCATAATGGTGTTGAGGTCTGCCCTAGATATGAGACATAGCATGGTGTTGCTCCCGTAGTTGTATGGACCCTGGTTTAATGTGGGAGTAGCAATCTCTCCGTAGCTGTCTTATGGACCAAGCGTCCTAAGCAACGAGTTGCTCCTGACCTCAGCCGCCGGCTCCGTAGTTATCCATGCTCCTCGTATCGAGACTATCGCCACCATCCGCATGAACTGTTTCGTCTCAAGTGCCGTCGGTGACTGCTTCTGTGCCGACGCCGTGTAGTTGCTCCACGTTGTGCTGTCGAACACTGCATCGCTAGGGATGAATATCACGAAGGTCTCGGAACTCTTAGGACCTACTATGATACCCTGCCTATAGCTATGATCTACCAGTTGCTCCAACTGCTTCGGCGACTTGTCCGGAAACATCCGAGCCAGCGCGGGTATGCCTACACCTGCCATTCCTGCTATAGTCGCACTCTGCGTTACGTTGAGGTATGGCGCGAATATAGGCGCTACCCCAGTGGCAAACTCTAGAAGACCGAACAACCTAGTTCGCATAGACTCCGCCGTGCCTACCCTCGACACGGCAATGAGTACTCGTTGGTCCGTTGGTGCTGCAGCGTATGGATACCTAATCATCCTGTTGTAGGTGTCGTGACAACGCTTCAGGTCGAAGGCTTGATTCATAGACTTGGCCAGATCGCACTGGGACAGGTCGAAGCCAAATGTGACTCCTCTCAGCCAGTACGGTCGTTCGTCGTAGTTCTCTACGTTCAGCTGCACGGCCAGATAGCGAGCGGCTATCCTTCCTCCGTACACATCTCGTACGGCACCGTAGTCCATGATCGACGGGTCTATGGCCGTACCCTGTACTTCTGGTTGGTTGACCACGGCTCGTGCCACGGTAGGTTCATCCTGGGCGTAGATAGGAACGGCGCAGAGCACCAACACCAACAGCAAGCAGATCGAAAGTTTGATTCTATACATGTGGTTACTCCTCTGTCTGCGTAGACCCTCGGTCCACTTTAGTCTTGTCGTCTAGCGAAGTAGTTGCTTTCTCCGCCTCTATCGTAGCCAGTGCCTCGACCTTGGCCACTGACACGTCCCCGCGTCTGTCGATGTACTTCCACCCCACAGCTCCGGCTGTAACTACCGCCGGCAACACCACGGTCCTAAGTACCGACAAAAGTATTTCTCTGACCCCTGCGTCCTGTGTATACCGTAGACCCAGTAATACTACCACGAGTACCAGGACAGGCGTCAGAGCGGATATGACCGCTATCTTGAAGCTGGACGTTTTACTGCCGGTCTGAGGTTTCAGTGAGTCTAACAACTGGTCTGACATGACTCCTCCGTGCTAAGGGTTAGGCGTGACCTTCACCTCAAGTATCTCTCTCTGTATCGCGGCCACAGTGTCATTATGCACCTTTAGGTCAAACCTCGCCACCCCCGGTGAGTCAGGGGACAAGTCTATGGGGTTTGTGTACAGGTCTAGGAAGGTATCGGCAGTCCCGTTACGTCTCGCTAGAACTTGTGCGTCTGGGTGCAGAGACGACGTCAACCAGTACCCATCAGGACATGGAGTCTCTATAACGAAGACTTGGCTGTCGGCACCTCCCTCTATAGCCAATGGGACCATGCTTATGATGTTTCCGTCGATGTCTGTTATATTCATCGGTTCTACCTTTCTACTCAGGAGCCCATACTACGCCCCACTCGGGTACCTGTATATTAGCATATATGTCCTGTTGGTGTGTACCTAGGCTTATACTCGTCCGTCTCCATACGTACCTGACTTGTTCGCCGATTCGTATAATAGCGCACAGGTCACCCGTGTATTCTGGTCCTACCATCCAGATAGCTGTCGCATACGCATGTGGCGGAGTACCTGCAGCGTGTGACCCTCCGGACACTATAGGACTTCTCAGAAGAGAGTACCTCATAGAACCAGACAGGGGAGGTATACTTCCACTGTCGTACTCAGCATAGGCTGGGTAAATGGTGAGTCTGCCTATCCAGTCTGTCTCGAAGACAGTAACTGGAGGATTAGCTTGTCTCTGGTAGAACCAGTGGAAACCCCACACTTTGGGTTTAAGGTATATCTCCGTAGACTTACCTATACTTACGGATGCCTCATCAGCTGCGAAGTCTGGCTCTGCAGTTACCTTGAAATTAGCTGTGTCCGAGACGTCGAAGTGTACGTAATATCTCTCGAAGTCATTGCTCGACCTGATACCTACAGTGTTGGGTTTGACAGCGAGGTCGAAGTGACCGTCCCTTAGTGTCAACCCAGCAACTAGGTTAGAAGGGTTCCACAGCTCGGTAGCATCAGCCGGTGTAGTCTCTCTCAGTTTCCACTCGGGATCCTGACCTCCTACCGTCCATAGATAATGATGGTTGGGAGGAGCGACTAACGCGATACTGTTGAGCGGCTGGTAGAAAAGGTAGTCGGGATCGTAGCCACGTATGTCGTAGGGTAGCGGCATACAGAAGGGTAGAGAACGCCCAGTCACGTTGGCGGGGTACGAGGACAGCGGGTTAGTGCCCAACAGCACTGCGTCGTAGGCTTTTATCTGGCCCGAGGTCGGGTATGCCTTGTTGGGGTAGGTAGCCTCAACGAAAAACGCGGCCGCGGCCTTGTCTAATAGGATCTCTATATACTCATTATAGTAGGCGTCGTTCCTGACCGGTGCTACTACAGAGTCATCGGGGATGTACCCCAACGGGCCGCTATACATAGGTACGCTCCTCAACCGCACGCCTAGGTCAAAGAACCGTATGCCGACGGCCTTCTTACGTCTTATGTACCGTGGTTCATCGTCTGTTATACCGGCTACTACGTCCTGAGCTTTCTTGGTATGTACGGTACGTCGCTTGGGAACCTTGTTGCGTCTGAGCGTAGTCTTGACCGTCTCCCCCACCTTGGCTATTATCTTTTTTTCGTCCCCCACTCAGCCTACCTCCTCTACCTGCACGGACGTTGATATAAACATAGCGTGTAGTTTGCCGGAAGATGTCTCTCCGTGTATAGACAACCCAACACACACCCTGACACCTAGTCCGTGTCCATCTCGATGGTACAAGTCGAATACGCTACCCCTGTGTATAAGTGGGTCGAAACCTGCTGCTAACGCAAACTCACCGCTGCTTGGCGGGTTGTTCAACATACGGAGTTTCCTCTTAGCTAAAGCTATGGCTATGTTTCTTGGAACGCCGAGTGCACCTAAGGTAGCTACCACCCTAGTAATAACGGTCTCAGGTGTCAGTTTTAGCAGGACTTCTCGTTGTACACCGAACTCTCCGCCGTCTACTATGGGCAGCCCAGTCCGTGGTTCGCTAGTGCTGAAGGCAGTCGTGTTGGCTACATGGTCTACAACCGTTACTTGTGTATCCAGAGTCCTGTCAGGTTTGACTCTAAGACGTTCTATCCTAGTACGTAACGGACCGTAATCCGTAGACTGGTTAGCAGACGACTCTATAAACCCGTTACGATGAGCATCTACCCATGGGAGACGAAAAGGCTGGTCTCTATAGGTATTATCCTCGTCTACCAGTATCATACCCCTGGTAGATATAAGGCAAAGATCTTGCAACGTCTCCGCAGTGTTGAAAGGGTTTCTAGAGTATGATACAGTGCACTTCTCGTCTAACGCTGTAAGAAGAGCGAGTGCATCAGTATCAGGGTCTGGAACTAGAGACTCGACCGTTCTAGTATGTCCAGTCTTCCTACCCCTGTCATCTAGTTGGTCCTTTTGCGTAGCACGATGTACTATGGTTAATGTAGTATCGTAAACAGTTGTGACCTCCTCTACTAATACTTCTCGTATAGTAACTGCAGGAAGTGCCGTATTATAATACTGACGAACCTTTCTTTGAGTCTCTGATCTAGTGTACCCAGGAGAACCGTAGCCGCCAACCGGACTTTCTGTAGACTCTAGTGCAAGGAATACCTCTCTGAATGCCTCTCCACCCTGTTCTGTATATTGCAACAGTATGGCCTCGTTTCTATCTCCTGCATCTTTAGTGTCTGAGTAGGTTAGGTAGTTCTTGGCTAGTACGATTCTAGGTACGAAACCAACTGGCAAAGGCTGCAACCTATCTAATATCCACAGTTCATTTGTAACATCATCTACAAAGTAGATCGGATCGTATGGTGCTACTAGTCCAGCTACTCCACCATGCCATCCAGAAGTGAGCGTGAAGTCTGCTTGCATGACCGGATAGTTTGCTATATTCGTCCTTATATCTGAGAAGCCACAACCTGTTACATAAGCTCTTCTCAGAACGTCGTACAAATACAATGGTGACCTAGGTTCGAATAAAGGAGTTATAGGTGTACCATCTTCAGTCCTAAGTATATTCATAGGATCTACAACAGTATTCATGGCTACCCTAGACGCGTCGTACATAATCACCGGCCGTGCAGGACCTAATTTCCACTTATCCGCCAATGGATTCGCTGCATTGAAGGTCAGAGTGTCTGCCGGACCACCAGACGTAGACTGCGACTTTCTCCACCCTAGAGAATAGGTTCTACCAAATAGTTTACCGTCCGCTACTATTGTCTTCCAATAGGTAGTAGCTCCATCTGCAGATACTATACCTATTTCAAACGAGTACATTGAAGCGAATGCTAATTGTGTCAGGTCTGGGTTTACTAATGTGACACTCAGACTAGCGCCGAGAGTATCTTTTGGTTGAGTATACTCAAAGGCCTTAAAGGGAACCTCTTCGCCGTTTATCTTCAACCTCCCGTGGTACTCTGCTGCCCTACCAGCAACTGTGGCCGCTGCTGGGTAAGCGTCAATAACTATGGTGAACCCGAACTCATCGGACGGAATTGTATACATATCAAGTACCGCTAAACATGTGGACACAAAATATGCGGTCTGTCCGGTACGTCTACCAAGAGACACGATAAGTGCTGAAACAGAGTCTGCCGTCATACCGTCCAGTAGAACTACGTTGGACTCACCTACTACCCTGGGTACCGGTGAGAAGATAGCATTAGTTAATAGTTCTACACCACCTAGTTGTCTCTTGACCCCTAGAGAAACGGTAACAATACATTCTGAATTAACTGCACACCTTGTCAATATATTCAGGATTGATATAGGTCCACCACCAGGCCATACCTGTAGTTCGCTATCAGAGTCGAAGTCTACCCCTTGCAGAGATGTACTATAAACCAGTGCTACGGCTAGTGTAGAGGTAGCTAGAAATACAGCTTCTACTACGGCCTCAGGGCTATCAGCTTCTCCAGCATAGCCCTCTTGTAGTAGTAACAGACTCATACTTTACCTCCCATCATTATTGGCTCCGTAACAAATACCCTAAAGCAGTCACAATAGAACTCTGCTGTCAGAGTGCTATCGGTGTTGTGTATCAAGAAACCTACTTCTGCCGGAGTGAATGGCAAAGTGCCCGTGTACCGTAGCTGCCAGAAAGGTACTCTCCTGTCAGGCATAGAGTACATATCGTAGTTGGTCCCAGTCTTTACTATCTTGAACCACTGCCACAGGCTATCCTTCATATCTGTGGCTGTACCAGTGTTAGATGCAGCATCATACCCAGACAATGGAGCTGCCCCACCGTTATGGTTGGTCCAACTGAAGCCACCGGTGAAAAAACCAGTAGAGGCTATACGTTGCCCGAATATAACTAAGTCGCAAGTGTTTGGGTTACCAGCAGCATCTTGTAGTAAGGCTATCGAACCCCACATAGACCCGTCGGACACAGAACTAAGGGGTGTATTTGTCAACAAAGCCGTACGTACTATGATAGTCCAATCACCACTAGGCACAGGTTGAAAAACACCAGACAACATGTAGGCACCTGACCCTTGTGGTCCTTGTACTAACTTTAGACAACTATCCTGTACAGATACCGAGGCATCTGCCGGTTGAAACAAAGTCCACAGCGGACCGAGTGCTAAACCATTAAACTCGTCGTTCTGGATATGAGGTAGCTCAGGTGGTGCTTGGTCCATGTAGAACGTTCGTTGTCTGTCCTCTAGTTCTAACACTACGCTAAATGGAGCTCCGATCCCCGTAGCATCTACCTGGTCTAGGTCTATGGACAACAAGTCTCCTGGCTCTAGTGGCAAGCTAAGTCCAGTCACCTCACCCTCGGTATCGCCATCTAGTATCCTGGGACGATCGCCCTGATCTGTAAACAGTGTGGTGCCATTGTTGTGTACGTCTACTATGACTGCCGCAACATCTGCTGCCATACCACTGTAGAGTCTAACTGCTTTTAGTAACGCCTTAACGGGTACTACCATTTCGAAGACATCTACAGCCGGCACATCTAGTGCTGCTCCTCGTTTTATTGGGTTGGCTATAAGTAACATAGGGCTCCTTAATCGAATGAGAAGGTGATACCATTGATACTCACCGTAAGCTCGTCTCCTATGCCTATAGTTTTGTAGGGTGTAGGTGCAGCAGCCCAAAACAGTAGGTTACCCCCTGTTAACGCATCGAATATTCCCACAGCTACTATGGTACCCCATATTGCCGAAGCAGCAGGAAACGTCAGAGCAACCGCATTTCCTTTAGAGCCAGCTACAGCGGCAGGAAAGTTGGTAGAGTTGTTGGTGACTGCAGCCCTAGCATACGACCCGCCAGCAACCTCTGTACCACCGCCGGCGTCTGTAGGAACCGCTGTATATAAGGCTACATAAACCGTCGCTGGTCTGGCATAGTCCGCACCGCCCAGTATGTGGTCTAGTAGTTCATTCTCTAAGAAGTCGCTCATGGCGCCCATAATCTATTCCTCCTAAGCGCCAGCTGCGACGCTTTCGAACCTGAAAGTTACATCCTTAACGAACTCCAACCCCGGGTCTCCGGAGTAAGGACCCGTCTCTAACCACTCGTCCGAGGCAAATGCCTGAACGTCTATGTCCTTTGCCGTAATACTACTGGCCCTAACACGTACTGTACCGAGTGCGGCCTTGGCCGCTTCCACCTCCGCGATCGCCAGGTCTAATACCGACATCGGCAGCTGGGCTACCTTCAAGGAGAAGGACCTTCCCTGCATAGCGAGTGTAAACCGTTGTTGAAACGGCGTGCCGTCGCTGGCGTGTTCCGTTTGTGTAGCATACGTCGAACGGAACCCTGCACCTCCGTCTATCTCTGCCCTGACATCTCTGTTCCCGGCGTCCTTCAGAGCGACCGTTCCTATTATAACGCCTGTAGCGAATCTTGGCATACTCTACCTCCTACTGCTGTGCCGCGGGTAGTCTACCCAGTGTAGCCTCTACTCCATACGAGTCGTAGCGCTGAGTTATGGTCACCAGCAGGTTTCTGTCTCTGCTGACTAAGGCCTGGAGCATCTGTCCTATCATACCACTCTTTCCGTCGGTTCCCACCAGACCGTCCCTTAGTGCTAGCGTAGCAGTCATAGCAGCGTCGGCTCGTTGCTCCTGTCCTCTAGTGTACTGAGCCTCCTCCTGAAGTGCTGCTATACGACCCTTGAGCAAGTCAGGTGTCATCTCTTCTCTAGGCAACGCACCAGTGATAGCCAAGAACTGTCCACGAGTCGCTGCTCTAGCACCTTCGTTGTCGGGCGCGTTGCCAGAGAGTCTAGCTAGTTCTGACAGTTGAGCTCTGGCCTGTTTGACTGCTCCTCTGCTAACCTCTGCCCTGGCCTTGACGTCTTTGACCTCCTCCTCATTCTGTAGTATCTGGTCACGGAGCGCCTCTGCTTTGTATTGCGCGAGCTCTCTTCTCTTAGGGTCTCCGAACCGATCCCCCGGAGTTATGCCCGCGGTCTGCTGTAGAACAAACTCGTTGAGCTGCTTGTTTATCTGCCGTCCTAGTGCCGTGTCATTGGACGGCCTGTCACGAGCGATCGAGCGTACGTACTCGAACTGTTCGCGGTCTCTCTGAAAGACGGACGTCGGGTCGAAACCTCTCTCGTATAACTTGGCCTCTCGCTCTAAGTTTCTGTTCTGGTCACGTGCCTTAAACTCAGCTTGCCATACGTCTAAGGAACGCTTCATCTCCCCTGTAAGCTCTCGGAACGGCTTAGCTAAGTCTGTCGCCTCGAATTCCAGTGACACCGCCCTCATACCGTCAGTGATTCTCTGCTGGTACTTGCTAACAGCCGCTGCTTCTAGGTTCGCCGCCTGCAGCTTAGCTACTACCTCGGGTCCGAACTGCTTGAACTTCTCCTGGGTACTCTGTAGTGCTGCGTCCGCGTCTAGGGCGAGCTTTACGTACGGGTTGCTCTCTCCTATCAGCTGTAGCTGCGATAGCTCATTGAGAGAACCCAGCACCGTGCGACCAAGCTCTTTAATCTTACCATAGGCGTCCTTATACGGTGCGTCCTCTACCTCTCGGTTCTGAACATTCAACGCAGCACCACGGTCCTCTAGCTGGAACCGCATGGTCTCTACTGTGTCGGTAGAGAGGTTGGCCTTGTTCTTCTCCAGGTAGTCCCACTGGTCCGCTACGTCTTTGAACTGAGCCGACAACAATGACAGCTGGCGAGCATTGCTCTCTAGTACGGTCGAGCCTATAGCATCAAAACTCTCGGAGGTACGTTTAGCCGCGATTCTCTCGTCGTCCATGAACCGCTTCTTAAGGTCTCGCTCAGCCTTCTCTGTGGCCATGCGCTGCTTGGTCTCTGCAATCTTCTTAAGAGCTATCTCTCTGCTGATCTTGTCATTAGCTTCTGCCGCAGCCGCTTCCCGCTTGTAGACTTCCTCTGGTCCCTGGAACTTCATCTGATCCCAGAACGCTTGTCCCCACTTAGCTAGTCCCGAAGATATGGAGTTCCATAGAGACGACGCAGCTGCTTCTACCGTGTTCAGTCTCTGGGCAGCTAGGTTCGCGTAACCAGAGGACTCTTTCATCGCGGCATTAGTAAGTATCTGAGCCTTCTCCATCTCCGTCAATCTAGACGTGACAGTACCGGCTGCCCTCGCGTAGTCCTCTAGTATTACGTCCCCACGAAGACCCGTCAGTTCCTTGAAAGCGTCAGCACTTCCTTCGCTCAGTCCCTTAAGTGCCGTAGCTGTAGTGTCTGGTGAGAGACCACGGGCAGTAGCCATCTTGACCAAGGCTTCACCCTGTCCCGCAGTGAAGGTCTGACCCATGACCAGCCTTAGTTCGCCAAAGGCTAAGGCCACGGCCGCAGCCTCCATCCTGGTAGCTATCATGGAACCCAGGAACGTGTCTATATTAGCCTTGGCCTCGGAGTAAGACTGTCCTGTATCTCTGGCAGTAACGTTGAGCTGAGCCTGCTCCTTGTTAGCCGCGGCAACGAGCTTGACTATTCCAGCTACAGCGAGACCTGCGACCGCTATACCACCTATTGCTCCGGCAGCGGGACCAGCCGCTAACGCCGACTGCAAGGAGCCAAGACCCGTAGCACCTATGAACGGTCCGGCGAAGCCTAGAGCGCTTGACACACCTGCGAGGTTGCCTTGAGCTCTAGCATATCCCCCTGTACCCCCAGTGCTCTGACGACCCTTAGGCGGGTTGGCTGCAAGCCTCTGTGCTTGCTGCTCCTTGTTATGGATTCTTATGAGAGCGTCACTTCTCTGCTTCTGTAAAGATAGAACAGCAGCGTTGTTCCTTTTCTCTAACGCTAACTCCTCGCCCTTGTGTTTTGTATAATCCTTGCCCATCTGAGCACGGATCTTACTTTCTTGGGCATACCCATAGTTCTCTCGTTGCGCCCTATTCTTGGCGTCAGCTTCTTCCGATCTTACTATTTCCTTCTGGAACTTCTTAGCAGCATTCACACGCTGTATAAGTTGACGCTCGTACTCTGCTCTATCTTGCTTCCATAGTTGATAGAGAGCAGCACTCCTCTGACGTTGTAGACTTATCTCCGCATTCTCTTCCGGACTTTTCTTCCTCTTCCAAGGATCTTCTTCAGGTGGCTGTGGTCCACCAGGAGGTCTAGGAGGTTTGTCTCCACCACCGCCACCGCCCGTACCTCCACCTCTGCCCCCTCCACCAGTAGAACTTCCGCCACCTATATGAGGTGTTCTACTACCGCCCGCAACTTTAGCTAAAGGTACACCTGCCTCACTAGCATAGGTGTAGATACTGTTCATCGTAGTCTTGGCATCGGGGAACTGAGCCAAGACCAGATTCAAAGTATCACGTGCACCTACACCCTGTCTCAACAAGTCTTTGGCGAATGTACCTATGCCATGCTTAGCGGCCGTATCTACCTGAGCTGTGGCCAAGGGTTTAATTACCGTTGCGACAGGAGTAGACTGAACAGTTGATGCAGACTTACGTGCAGACCCCTTTACAACCGCGGGGGACTGAGGTTTGACCCCATATCTACGCTCGAACTCTTTATCGAACGCAGCACGATTAGCAATAGAAGCTGTGAATGCCTCTACACCTTCTTCGCTACGACCATACTCCTTAACTTTTACACCAGGGAACTTTGCTAAACGTTCGTATGATCTCTCAGCTTCTATAGAACGAGCACCCCTGGCACCTGTTGGGTCCTCAGAGTACAGACCCTTCATCTTTCTCTCGTGAGACTCTCTGAGTGCTTCCGCGTAGAAACGCCCCCCGTAGCCTTTACCTTGATACTGGGTTTTAGCTCTTACTTCATCTACGCTAAGGTACCTGCCCTTTATACCTTGCTCTCTCATCCACGGTGGTATATGAGCTAGATCTAGTCGACCAGTTACGGCACTCTCGTTGCCTACCTCCAACGTACGTAACGTGGGTGTTCGTTCTATATACTGGGAAGAGGCTAAACGTGAGTCGTAAGGATAACTAGTCTTACCTTTAGGCAGAGTCTTAGGTGGTTTGATCGGTCTAGCCCTTACCTTAGCTACTTGAGTCTCTAGGGCCGCAATACCTTCTATCTCTTCTTGGCTGTAGCCTTCATTGGTCTGTTTAGCTGCTGCTACCGCTCGTAGAAGTCTCTGATTGTCTGTGGGCCGGTTTATAGACCCCGGACCGGCCAGCTTTATCCCGGCTTGACTCGCGTACGTGTAGATACCCTTGATAGACGTCTTTGAGTCTGGGAACTGCGACTTGACTGCCGCTAGAGTGTCCGCGGCGCTAGTGCCACCCTTGAGGAGCTGTGTAGCATAGGCTCCTATACCTTGTCCCGCTCTTACGTTCGCCACCTTAGCCTTGGTGTTAGCATTTACGGCAGACGTCTCTCGCTCGATGGCCAGGGCGGTCTCCCTGGTTGCCGCGGCTACCCTCTTCTCTTCCGCCAGAGTCTCTCGTACGGCGGCGGACCTCTGAGCTCGGATCTTCTGTACTTTGGGTTGTGTATCAGGAGTCGGCGTACTAGCTAGTGGTTTGTCCTGTGCTACTACCTTCTGGGTCTTGGCTATCTCCTCGCGGAGTTGACGCTCAGTGACCTTACGTATCTCAAGGATATTCTTCTGCTTCTGCTCCTCGGTAAGAATCTCCGCATCGGCAGCCTTCTTGGCGAAGGCTACCTTCTGACGGTTTACCTCCTCGATGTCCTTGAGCGAACGTCTGTCTATAGTCTTGCCGCGAAGAGATACCTCCTTCTCTACCCGGTCAAAAGAAGGCCCGTCCATCTCGGCCATGAACTGTAGGAACGCAGTGTTCCCTGCTTCTGTGGGTTCGTCTGGCATGCTATCTCCTACTGCCTTTGAGTTCAGCCTCTCGTTCCTTCTGTCTAGCCCGTATCAGACTGTACTTTTCGGCCCTTAGTATGCTGACTAAGATGCTGACGGTGGTAGGCCACTCAGGACTATGACCCTTGCCGTCTACCCTCGCGTCTATGGACGCTACCGCTCCTACGTCCTTCATCAACTTAGCCACGGACCATGGCCAAACGTACGTGTCACCTTCTCCGGGTCTTACATAGTTCCTGGATACTGCTAGGTCCGCGACCTCTCTCTCTACATCTTCTATCAGCTCCGAGTACATCTGGGTCACCAGACAGTCGGGGCAACCGTGAGCCATGTCGGCCTCGGGCCTGGTGCAGGACGAGGGACACCCGTCATAGGTGCCATCCAACTCCAACAGCTGCTCGTTGTAACAGGTCAGCTTCCAGGCCGTCACACGGAACAGGTCAAAGATAGTCTGGCGACCGGAGGGAGTACCAGTATTTGTTCATCACGGCTTGGCAGATCATGGCCATGCCCTCAGCCTCATCTTTGTCGTCTCGCATGAGATAGTGTCGTATCACACTTTCCAGAGACTCTCCGTTGAACTCTGTAGGAAAGTCTGGGAAACCCTCGGGCGGCGTCGTGCTCAGCATGGCGATCATCTGCAGGTTATAGAGATAATACTCGGATGGTGTCTGCTCGTCGTCCGGCATCCCCAGGAACTTCTCCTGCATAGCCTGGGCGTCCTTATTCAATTGCACACGCATGTGGAACGTGAACGGGTTCTCGACGGTCTCGGGATAGAGCGCGGGGAAACCTACCTTGACAGGGAAGGAGTTGCGAGGGATGAATCTCAACACGCTCGGAGGGGTCGCTGTAGCTAGTGCTTCTTGTTCTGTGTCGTTTTCTTTGCTGGCTGTAGTCATGTTGTGCCTCTTCTGCGCGCAGAAAGCGCGTCTGTGACCGTTCTGTGTGCTTACGTGTAACCTACTCAGTGTGTACGGCCGAAGAACGTGTACGACGTACACAAACGCTCCGAGTAGACGTTGTGTTCTACCAGGAGAAGCTGAGGATGGCCGCGTTGACCACCCGCTGCAAAGCTAGTCGGCTCTCCATAGTATCCCAGGTGTGATTTACCAGCCACCGTCTGATTGCACGGTCCACCCGTGCCTGTAATCTTAAGTGGGTTTTTATGTCCAGCATGACGTGTATCCTTTCTCTAGTACGTAAATAGCAAAACACCCAAGAGGTACCAAGGGAGTTACCCTTGCCACGGACTCTTGGGTGTTCCGCAAGTAGGCTAAAAGAACCTGACCTGACATCGACCGAGACAAATATAGCGCGAAAGACCGAGTTTGTAAACCCCTTAATTTTGTACCGGGTATACAAGCACCTCCAGCGGATACTCGGTCAGCTGACCGTCGGTGTTTCCTTCCGGTCCCTGAGTAACTAGTTCTAGCTCGTCGTCGGACAGACGGGTCACACTGTAATTTGCGACTACACCGGACTTGTTGCCGGGTCTTACCTTGTCGCACGTGATGAACAACCTGCCGACCGGAAAGCCGCCCACGGATGTCGCTATATACCGACCGGTTCCTGAATATGACCAAACGGGCGTCTCTACTAAGTCGCTTCTCAGCACCGAATCTACTGGGGAGTTCTGGTCGGTTTGTGTAAGCAGGACACGATACACCTTCACCGGATCCGTGTGCGGCTCGGGGGGCGGACTGTATGGACCTACCAGCTCTGCCCCCTGTTCGATCAAGCTGACCGCCAACTCGTCCGACACTATGGCCACACCCGGGAGGTAGGTAAGACCCTCCCGTTGTATAGCCTTCTGTATGTTGACTACCTGCATATCGAACCTTTCTTAGACCGCTACTTCAAGGAACGGTGTCGACTGTCCCACGAATGCGGACAACGTGAACGGAGTAGTCGCGTCCCCGGGGATCGTCATGTGCTCGATCTGGAGTTCGACCTTGGACCGCTTGGCAGTGCCGTCGTACGTTATAGACGGGTTCTTCAGAGATATGCTGGCCTTCGGAAGATCCCATAGTTGACAGTTGCCGGGACGACCTATCCTCAGTGACATCGGTACCTCTGCTAGCTGCTCACCTAGCTCGAAGATTGGGTCACCTTCCTCGCCCAGTATGCCGAGGTCAAGTGTCCATACACGAGAGTCCGCACGCTCCAGTCGATGGACGTCCTCGTCCTGTGCAGAGTAAGCGTCGTCGTCTGTGATAAGACCGTTGTTCACGTTCAACTCGAAGTCCTTCCACAGGTTAGTAGCAGCATAGTCCACGCCGTCTATGATAAGCCCACAGTCCCTGAACCGTGCCGCCCTGAATATTTCACAAGCCGGAACTACGTAACCGGAAGTCACGATGTCTACTTCTCCAGAGCCCACCACACCCATACTTGCAGTGATTCTAGGTTGAGCTGCAGACCCTCTGACTACGAACGAGTCCATGACTACGGACTTGTATCGCTTCGGTAGACGGGCAGAGTTCCTGAAGCCTGCCACCAGACCGAACGCGGAAGGCTGGTAACCGGTGAGTCTGGATATAGCGTGCATACGTTGAGCCGCGGCCGTAGTCGCAGTCTGCGTAACCACACCACCCGTAAGACCGGTGTTGTCGATTGCGAATACCAACGAACCGTTAGCTAGGTTGTTCAACAGTGTCACAGTCCAAGTGTTAGGTGGACCAGCCGCCAAGATCACGGTGGTATTGCCACGCCCGACCTGAGACAAGTTCTCAATCGCTCGCTTGAAGTCCGCTGCAGATACATTCCACGCGAGCCACGGTGTATACTTGGTGAACGCTCCAACTACTACACCTACTCTCCAGAGACCTGCAGTAACGCCAACTCCTCTGGAGAACGTGGTCACCTGGTTGGCGGGTGTTCCTGTAGGACTAGCTGCCACTGATAGTAGATAAGCAGCATGGATCGTCATAAGGACAGGATCGGCGTCGTAATCCAAGGTGAACCTCATGATACGACGCAGGAGGTCCTTAGCTACCAAGTCTTCCTGTCGACAGTCGAGTAGACGGTCTATCTCACGGTCTACGTTCGGATAACTGTCCGAAGTCATAGGCCATGCAGTGTCGAGCGAATCCTCGGGCATCGGCGTATCGAAGTCCGCCTGTATCTTACCTGTGCCGCTAAAGGCGGCCACTAGCTCGGCTCTTCTTCTAGTCGCCATTATGCTTCACTCCCTTCTCTTTGAACGGCACATAGATACCAGGGAACTGCTCCAGCAACAACGAGGTTGCATCCTTCCTTTCGGTCTCTTTATGCCTGAGCGAGTAGGGTGTGAACCCTTCGCGCTGTGCCTCTACCGACGGCAAGAAGACCTTGAGCCCCATGCCGATATTTATGTGCCCTTCCGCGGTGGGAGGGTTTTTGTCGTTCGCCAGCTTGACAGACTTCTTGTCGTCCGTCGGCAGGTCTTTCTGCTCAGTGCTCATGGAACTTCCTCCGTTGATGTTCAGCAGACCCTTAGATCTACTGTTAGTGTGCCGTCTAGTACGACGGCTGTTCCGCCCTGGTCGTCTGCCGGCGCGAACCTAGGACGCGACGGCGATTGGTAAAACCTATGACTCACTAGATCATCGTCAAGCCCCAGTCCTTGATTGTCGGCCAATATACGCTCGAACCTCATGTTCAGGGCGACTATCTCTTTGTACGTTCCGACCAGCGGTCTGGCCTGGTACCTATCCCTAAAGCCCATACTTATAACGGTCAGGTACCTTAGGCTGAGGAGTTTGGCTGTCCTAACATGACCCGCGTACTCTACAGCGAAGTATCTATGAATCCTGTACTCGTCCTTAGGAGTCTGCGGCTGCGGTACGACGTCAGGGTCTAACACCGTGAATACGTCTTTGTAATCTGCTTCCTCCTCTACGTACCTGGGCTCCAAGTGAATCACGTTGGCAGAGAACAAGTAGGGTTCTGCAATCCCTAAGAAGATGTCAGCTATAGCCTGTCGTATCGCTAGCTCAGCGAGTTCTTGTCCCTCGGGGGTCTCATACTCTGTCGGTAGTGGCATCTACTGACCTCCCGTGTTGCCGTGGTTTATTATCAGAGCCGCTTTCCACAATGTGTTCTTAACCCCGGTCCGTATCTCAGCATCCCACTCTTCTCTCGTCGATTTGAACGGACGTCTCAGTCTGTCGTTAGGGTTGGGCATCCCTCGTCGATGTATAGCCCTGGCGACCAGGAAGCTAGTAGCCTCAAGTCGTTTACTATCGGGATTCCAGTACTCGTAGACCCATGCTGCCAGCATAGACCCAAAACCATACCTCGGGAATACCTTACCTGCCGGAAGTCCTATGTCGTCTATGGCTCCTTGCACCGTAGTAGGTCTTATCGTAAGACCCGCTCTCTTAGGAGACCTAGTAACCGTGACCTGTATACCTTCCTGCTCTGCACCAGTGTACCTACGCATCTTGCTCCTGATATCCCGTACAAGCGACGGAGCTATGTAGTCAAAGTAGTCTGCCACCTGGTCCGCTACCACGACCATCGTACCGGTAGGTCCTTGGACACTCTGTATGTGCGGTCTTATGGTGAATCCCGCTCGTAAGTTAGGCATCAGCTGGGCCCCATGAACTTGCTTCTGAACTTAGTCTTGACCACGGTCAGCGTCCACACTCTAGGCTTTCCACCCTCGGGTCTGTTGGCAACCTCGGTCTCGTACCTATCGCTTAGTGTCTCTATGAAGCCAAGGAAAGGACCACCCTCTACCCTAGCCACTACGTACTGGAAGGCTTTGACAGCACCCATGTAATCATCTAACACCTCCCCAAGTGCTGAGTCCTCAGCTATTGTCAATACCTCTTCGTCCGCGTTCTTGGACTTGCTAGACTTTTTCGGACGGCCTATACTCCAGAAGTGGTCCAGTCTCTTTAGTTCTTGACCGCTCTTATCATAGAGTATCAGGACATTGATAGGTGTGTCGAAGTCGTATGCTAGCAGCCTCGCTGTGTCGAGCATGGTACCCTGTATGTCCGCGGATAATGCCATAGACTACCACCTCACCACTGTCTCTGCTGCTCCACCCTCTGTGCCGAAACCTCCGGCGAACAGCTTGGGCAGGAAGTCTACCCCGTACAGTACCGCGATTGCGTACTCTATATAGCCCTCCCGATTGTTAAGGGTGTCGAAGTCCCCCTCTTGTGTCTTACCCTGGGCGTCTACCGGTCCTATCTTGTCGAGCAATACCATCGCCTCGTTAAGTTGCTTCGCGCGAAGCGACGCGTCCACTACCCCGGCTAACCGCTCTACGAGGTCAGAGAAGTTACCCGAATAGGCCGAGTAGATGCGGGAACCTACCAGGACGGGCAGCCAGAGGCCTCGCTCGTTGTCTGTGAAGGTCCCCGCATTAAGGGTTATCAGACTGGACTTAGGACTGAGCACGTGTTACTCCTGTGGTTCGACCAACTCACCAGCGTCGTTCTTAGCTACGAAGCCTGCGGGTGGATAGTCCTTGAGGTCGTTCCCGTTATTGACCCACTCAGTAGGGGTAGGACCGTCCTCTCTCAACTCATCCGACGGAGTGTTACCCTCGCCTGGATCGTCTTGCGCCTGCGACCCACCACCGCTGGCTAGCTGCTCGTCCGTCTCCTCTACGTACTCCTTGACCTTACGCGCTCGTCTGAGGTCGGCCTTGATAGCCTTGGACTCTCTATCGTCTACGCGTGCCTTGCCCCCGAAGTAAACCTTGTTACCGGGTGTGATAACGGTCCGTGGTATAGTCAGCACGGTCGTCTTCACTCCGTCCTTTCTTGAAGTGTCGTTTGCAGTCGCCATGTCGCTCCTTCCGAAATGTAGTAAGTCCGATAGGCCCGAGTTGCCCCGGGCCTACTGGTACCGTAGAGTACGCGCCTTAGGAGATAGCGCCGATAACCCCGATAGCCTCTGGCTCCGTGATAACCGGTAGACTGGTCTCCCAGCCCTCTCCCTCTACGCGTGGCGGTTTATTAGTGAATGCCTCGAGCCGTAGAACACGACCCGGGCTGGACTGGCCGGCTGCTCTACCGACGCCTACGTACCCGAGCGTGCTCTGTACGATCTGCTCTTCGTCCGCGAAGTCCAGCATCTCGTCTCGGTCCGTCTCGCAAATGAAGGTCATTACGTTACGGGCCAAGAAGTATCCGCTGGCAGTCTGCGTACGGTACTGAAGGTTGTACTCCTCCAGTGGTGGCAGATCGTTCGCCTGGAATATGCGGTTGAGCGCATCCAGGTTCGCACGCTGGTTGGCGATCGACAGGGTGCCTCCCAGGTTGATGACAGTAGAGCCGATACGTGCTTGCATCTTGGCGTTGCCCGCCAGGATACTTATAACGGGTCGCGAGGTGACGATGCGACGCACCGTGAACCCTTTGCCCGCTAGCATGTCGACTATCGGAAGGATGTCCGACTCCATCGGGTCATTAGCGTCGTTGGACCACACCACGCCCGCGTTGACGCGGTGACCGGACGGGTTGCTATAGGCTACGTCCTCGACGTACCCGTTATCGCCACGTCTCTGTACGACCGCGGCCACTATGGCCTGCCACCTTTGTCGCTCGTTGTGCTCCAGCATGGCACGGTTGAGCGTGACATCGGACCAGTCAAGAATACGAGCCATAGCCTGCATGTCCCCGCGGTTGCCCAGGAGGTCAATAAGGGCATCGTACTCTCTGGATGTGATTTCTCGGCCGATGTCCGACTCGCCGAGCTCTACTGCGAACGAGCCGACGAACTCGCCTTTCTTCTTCTGCACTGGCGAATAGCGAGTGCCGTCGTTGGCCACCACGGTCCTGTACCGAATAGCGTCCTCTCGGAACATGTTCTGCGGAACCGTGCGCTCCGGCAGTATCTCGGCTCCTATGTACCTGCGAGCCGATGTTCCGAACTGTGAGAGCGGGTTCGATGCAACGTCCACGAACTGCCCCTCTTCTCTTAGCTGCGCGATGAGTGTGTTAAGGTCTCTCATTAGTCGTGGCCCTCCGTACACTCGTAAAGAGCCCTGATCTTCGCGATAAGGGTAGCGGACAGAGTGCTGAACGCTGGCAGGTAGTTTGTCTTGACGAGACCACCATGGCGGTAGAACTCAACGTCCGCGTTGTTGTCCGCGTCGGTGACGTCGAAAGCCACGAGGTAGAACTGGTCGTCCGCATCATCTGCGGGACCGAACGGGGTCTTGGCCGCTGCCTCCGCGAACGTGCGACCTAGAAAAGTGCCACTCGGTATACTCTTCAGACCGCCCGTACCCGGATACAGGTACTCGTCGTTGTCCTCGATCGCCACGATGAGAGCGTCGACCGGAATAGAGGTGTCACCCTCTTCTACGTCGGCCGTGGTGCGAGCGAACTCGTCCGCAGTGCCGAAGTACATGTTAGTGCCCGCGGGGATGAAGGCATCCTCGTTGGCATTGGTGAGCGGATCGACTACGAGCGCCGTCGCTCCTATCGCCGCTGTAGCGCTTAGTTTCACTAGCACACTCTCGGTGCCACGAAACTGAGCCGGATCTACCCTGGCACCGCCCGGAAGCAGGCGTTCAGGACTCATGAAGTCCCCGGCCCACCTGGGCGCTGTCAGCTGATTCTCAATCTCGCTGAAGCCCTTAGCCATAGGTGGCTCTCCTTTCGTCTGTACGTGTTGGTGGGTCCCGCGCCTTGTCGGGTCTCGTAGGAGGATCTAGCTACTTCTTGTCCTCGGGTTTACCGATCCCGGGGTACCTCTTCTTGAGGAGGTTCTTCGCTAGGTCCTTGGTGCCGCCTGTCTCAGCCTTGCTGCCACGCGACTGTCTGACGAACGATGTCCCTTGTGCACCGCTCTTTGCGCTCGCCTCTCCGGCGTCGTCCTTGTTCTCGTCCTTGACGAGAGAAGGCAGGAACTCTTGCAGCTCCTCAGCTAGCTTCTTCTTACCTGTGACCGTACCCTTGTCGTCCTTGACGTTCAGGTACCCGCGCATAACCTTGGTCTTTTTCTTCTGACCCTCGTTCTCTGGGTCGTCGGTCTCTTCCTCAACCTCTTCTACGCCGAACAATTCCATACCGTTCGTGAGTCTGTCGAGTACCGGGACCTTCCAACCCTCAGCGTCCGCTATGTCGCGCAGCTTATTGTCACGGGCTAGCTTCTGGTTCTCTGCGCGAAGAGTCGGTTCATCCTTAATTATCTTCTTGAGGTCCTCTACCTTCACGTTGAGACCCTTGGCCTCATTGTAGAAAGTGACCTCATCGCCCGTCAGTACCAAAGCACCGGCGGGTGGTAGACCCTTGACCTGTTCATCGAGTTGTCGTTTCTGTTCTCGTAGCGTTGCGTTCTCCGCCATCAGCGTACCGACGCCTTGCTCCGGATTCAAGTTACGATTCGTTAAGAACTGTTGTACTAACTCTCTTACCTGCTCTGGCGTCATACCTGGGGTAATAGCCGGAACAGGAACTGGTGTTGCCGACCCTGTCGGCAATGCACTTGGTGTTGTAGACATATCCTTGTGTGTCCCTTCTGGTTAAGCGTCCTTGCGCCTACCAGGGTCGACTATAGCGCAGTCGAAGTCAGATGTAAACCCCTTGTGTGTTCTAGCGTGCCGGACCTCCGTGGTCCTCAGCCGGTGGAGGCATGTTGTTATCTCCCGCACCGGACGGCGGTGTACCCTGTCTTGCACGCTCCAGATTGGTCTGGGCGGTAGCCAGATTAGTAGTCTGTACGGGGTCGTTCGCGTCCTCCTGTGAAATCTCCAGGAGCTCGCTCTCCGGGTCCTCGTTTATTCTCAGCTCTACCACGGCGTTCTTCTTGGACCTAAGACCTGCCTGTACCTCTCCTCTTATGGCCGCTCGGTCTACGGCGGACAATGGCCCCGCGTCTACTTGCGAGTCGAACAGTACCTTGAGTCCGTCGAACAGCCCAGGCTGGCCCATAAACACCGACGCCATCCAGAGAGCAGTCTCCAGCATCCACCTACCGGCTGCGTCCACTCTGGACTTCGTTCGCTTGAGAGACTTCTCGTAATCGTCCCTAGCCTGCTTGCGCGACTCGCCCGATGCTATAGCATCCCCTGAGATTATCACGTGGAGCTGTCTGGTTCCGTGTAGTATGTTCCTGTAAGCTGCCTCTTGTGTATCTACGAAAGTCTTGACGTCTACGGGGTCTCTGAATTTGACATCCGGCTTCTCTAGCAGGGGCTGCTTGCTCTCCTTGTCTACGCCCTTCTGAGCTCCTTTGATGAACTGAGTGGTCCTAGCACCGGTCTTAAACTTGTCAGGGACGAACCGTTTGCCACCCGGTGCTTTGGGATCGTTTACGTACTCCCCTGGTGCTTGTGCCCCTAGGAAGATCCTCTCGAGGTAGCCGGCAAGTACCACGTTGTTGCCCATCATGGTGAGACCCATGACCAACAGCTTGAGGTTGTCCAGTATAGGACGAGTGACCAAGGGACGAGACCTCATTTCATATATAGTCAGTCTACGTCCTAGCGGCAGCTCTGTACGACCCCAGTCTACTGGGTCAGACTTACCTGCCGGTTGCTGGGTCTGACCTATGACCCGTATAACCGTATTCCTGTCGACATCCAGGTAGGTCAGCTCAGCGATCTGTGTAGGCTTGCCAGACAGGGCGTCTACTACCTCATAGACATATACTCCAACGTCCCGCATGGTTACGGGATCTCTCAGGACCACTGCCTGACGCGCCTCCACGGCTACCGGCCATACACGATCTAGTGACTCTTGCAAGTCTCCGGCCGGGACTATAATCTCTCCGTCCACTTCCATGAGCTCGCCCTCTGGTACCATCAGCCTCAATAGTCCGCGTCCGCCGAGCTGTACGTCCATCGCAGCATCCCAGAGCTGAGCTAATGCCTCTTTCGCATCCCACCAGTTTATAAGGGCCACTGTAGCCTGATCTATGAGTGACTGTTCCTGGTCTGTAGGCTGCTCGGCCTCGTCGTCCGTCTCGCCTTCCAGCAATCCTCCTGTTATAGGGTCGCGCTTCCCCTTCTTAGCAGGCTTGAGCGCCCTGGCCACGGTCACTCTCCAGTCGGACTCGCTGCCGAGTATAGCATCCACGTGTCGCTCGGTAACCTCATCGAGGGCGGGACTGGCCACGAGACCGCGCTGTATCTCATCCCATATTTGCTCGGCGTTCTCCTCGTCCTCGTCTACTATGGGGCCTATCCAGCCCTTTCGGTTTTGCCAGAAGTCCTGGTCCCTATACGCGCGTGCCTCATCGTAGAGCTCGTCAGAGACTAGTAACTGGACCACGTCGTTAAACTCTAGTGTCTCCGGGTCAGCGCTGAGACTGAACTGGGTGTCGGTTGTTCTCTTCATATCGTATGGTGCTCCTACTTGAATGGTCCTTTGCTACTGCTGCCCTCGGCATCCCACGGTAGCATTATAGAGTCTGCGTTGAACGCAGCCATAGAGGTACAGACCGCAAGGTCTATCTTCATGGAGCGTTGTCGCTTGACTATCCTTATTCTCTTACCGTCCTCGGTAGTCTTCCTATCCGCATTGTATACGTGCGTCCTTATGTCGGACTGTCCCACGTGCGCTATGCGTCTGGTGACTATCCTGTCGAGTAGTGCTTTGTCCGACTGCTCTCTTAGTACTCCCTGGGGAAACTCGGTGGTCATGACACCGGGCCACCACCTTTTGTCCGGCAGCTGACCAGCCTTCCTGAGACGAGTCATCATGTGATGCAACTCGCGCGGATCATAGACTATCTCGCCTATGGCGTACTTTAGGCAGACATCCTTTATGTCGGACTCTATATCGTCGAAGTCTCTCTGTACCCCCTTGGCCTCCCACATCTTATAGCCCCTGATAGCTACCACGTCCTCTTTGAAAGGGTGAGGACCGGCGAGTATCATGGCGAACACATCCCCCTTGCTGGCGTACGCTCCATCTACCGCCATGACCAACGGATCGTACGGTGTGAGCCCCGGCAGACTGGAGTCATAGCAAGCGTCCCATAGGGCCATGTCATGCAGGAAGTGTTGTACGTCGTCCTCATCCTCCCACTGAGCCTCCAGGAACACCCGACGCTCGGACTCAGTCAGTGTGGAGCCTCTGTCCTCAGCATAGTCGTCTGCCAGGTTCTCCTCGTTGTCTAGCGTGTATAAGGTCACGACCACGGCCTTGCTCTTAAACAGAGCGCGAGGATCGTCCTTCTTGAAGTGCTCCTGACCTACATCCATCTCGCCGAACGGGTTAGGTACCCCACCAAAGAAGTCGAACAGCCAATGCTTCTTGGGAGTAGTAGTGAACCAGAGCTGTGGAGGTTCGCCCTTGGGTCCCGGTATACGGACGCGGCCTGACAGTACCTTGAGTATGTCGGCGTCGTCCTTGCGTCGTACCTCATCACCGTGCGCGAAGCTGACATTGGGACCGTGCCAGCCGGTAGGGTCGTCCATACCACCGCAGTACAGAGTGCTCAGTCCGCCGTATTCGTTGTGGAAGTGGAGCTCGAACTGCTTGGAAGGTTCCCAGTCCGTCCTCAGCCTGTAACGCTCCCTCTCTATCACGCTCTCCAGGGGACACCACCTACGGAACTCTGCCCAGAGGCTCTTTTTGAAGTGTTCAAAGTCCGGCGACACCATGATGCCCGTCATACCGCGTCGCAAACGCTCGAGGTCCTTTATAATACCGCCGACCGACTTGCCCCCGCCCTCTCCGCCCTTTATCAGAATGTGCTTGGGTGAGTCGGAGTATATGACGAGGTCTTCGCCCCGGTGTTTCTTGGGCTTGTATGTACGACCGGTCTCCCTGTTGACGTACTCTCTCCACTTGTAGACCGGTCCTACCTCGGTAGGCGAGAGTATAGAGAGCACAGCGTCCTGGACACGCTGGCGCCCTGTCTTTACAACCGGAGGTCTGTACTGTAGGTTGGAGCTCACGGGTGCACTATAGCACGCGTTGTTGTTACATGGACACTGTTAGTCTCGGTGGGCTTTCCTGAGCTTGTCGAAGTCTATGTTCTTACGTTTACCCGTACCTATAGGATCTTTTGTCAGTATTTGCTCTGCGGTATCTTGTGCTAAGGTCAGTGACGGCTCGTCGACTGGGGCCCACGGCTTCTGTGTGTGACCAACCCACCGTCCGGTAGGTTGACGCTCTATAATCGCTAATGCTTGTGCATCGTTGACCGGCGTACCTGTCTTTAGACCTAACTCCGGCACTAATGCCCAACGAGTAGGGTTATGTCCTATACAATACCACTGTGCTTTAGGTTGCATAACGTGACTATCCTCACTCTTTTACTATTTGCCCCCTTAGCGTACTACGCATGTAAACTATACGGAGAACATAGGTTTGGCATTATCGAAAGGTCCACGAGCGGTAAGTGGTCTACCACACTCCGTACACTTCTCTCCTAACATACTGGTAGGTACGTTCTTCAACTGTATGTCGCAAGAGTTACAGTAGAGGGTGGTTAGCATCTCCTCGTGCTCATATTCCCTGTTCTCGTCGAACGTCGTGAATCTAGGTTGTCTGGGTCTTAGTGCTATCTTGCTCCTTGTTGTCGTTTTTGTCGTAGTGTTCATCCAATGCAGCTAATGCCATACGTAGCATGGACCGTAAGTCTTGCTTGCCCCAAAACGTAACTGCGCTCGAATCATCGTCGCCTGCTTGGTGAATAAACGGACCACGTACTTCCCTTGTTGGATCAAACTGTGGCGTAGTTACTGGCAGGTAAAGATAGAACCGTAACCCCGTAAAGGTCTGCCCCTCAATCTCTTTACCGATAATCTCTATTCGGTCTGTCATTTCCTCAGCATAGATATTTACTCTCATAGCTCTCTTCCTACCTTTCGTTAGGGAATTTATCGAACAACTTATCTTCCAGCGTAGACAACAACTCGTCTGGCGCTAAGTGTGGACCTGTTATCTCCTGGTCTATCGCCCTGCCCGTGTTAGGGCCCATGGTCCCGTCTATGTCTCCTATATCGTGACCTAGTCGGATGAGCGCAGCCTGTATCGCTCCTACCGTCTGGTGGTTCCCGAGCTTATCCACCTTGACACCTATGGAGAGTATCGCTGACGCTGCCATTGCCTCGTACGGTTTGACCGCTGCTAGCCCTAGCCTCTTGCCCTTACCGGACCTGTAGTACTGGTATACCAGGTCGTGACTTCCTCTGCGATCGAAGTGCCACGACTCACTGGCTCCGTCCTTCGGTGTAGCTATGATGGGGGTCAGCCCGTGCTTTTTAGCTATGACCCAGAACTTGTCCAGGCCCATGTTGTCCGCGCCCAGGTCGTAGTCCAAGGCTCTGCCAGCCTCGTGCATGCTAGCTCCTGGAGGAGGACTGAACGCCTTCTTCCTGCCCGTCTTCCAATCGAGGTGAGACCTGAGCTGCATCTCATAGCTGCGGAAGAGGTCTGACAGGTACAGCTGACCTCCAGCTGCCTGTACGTCCAGTGCTATACCCCTTATGGCGAACTCCATGTCGGAAGTGCACTTGTTCATACTCGCAGGGAGCGGTATCCGCTGTCTCTTTCCGTTCAAGTAGGTAGACATGACTGTCACTGGGTAAAGTCTTCTGCGCATAGTGTTGATCCTTTCTGTTGTTGGTTTATACTGAAACTTCCGCGCTTATCTTGGGATGCGGATCGTAGTTATGTAGGACGAAGTGTTGGAACTGTATCTGTAACAAGTTGACGAAGTTGTCTTGGCCGGGAGCGCTAGGGGTCGCGTGCCACATGTCCTTTCCGATGAATACCTCAGGCTTGGGTCTGGGTTGTCTTTCGAGCAAGGCCTTGGCCGCGTCCGTATGCGTGTCGTACAGGTGAAGATCGCCGAACTGGAACACCAACTGCCGAGGTCTTCGTCCTGTGACCCATGCTAGCATCTCCAACAGCAAGCCGTAGTGAGCTATGTCGAACGGTAACCCTACGAACACATCGGCGCTCCGACAGTAGACCAGCAGCGACATCTCGTGGTCGTCGTGCACCTTAACCTGCCAGACCGGCTGACACGGGGGGACCTCTACTTCATGCAACGTGTAAGGATCCCACTGGGTCACAACGTGCCGACGGCTGTACGGGTCTACGTCCAAGTTGTAACATAGCTCCCACAGCTGGTCATGCCCCTTCCACGACTCCGGCATCTGTTCCTGTTTTACCATCGCACGGCGGTCTCTGGTCCGCATATACTTACCGCCATAGAACCTCAACAAGAAGCCGTATGTAGGACCCAGGTCTCCGGCGTCACGTCCGTATACCTCACACTTCTCCTGTGTGGCCCAAGGAGCCCAGGTCTTCACACCGTGCGCCTGTAGCTCGTGTTCGTCTGTAGATCCCGCCAGCATCCACAACAGTTCTGTAGCGATCCACTTGAACGGTATCTTCTTAGTAGTCAGCAAGGGATAGCCACCCCTCATGTCTACCTTGAGAGTCTCGCCCCAGGTACTCAACGTCCCGCCGTTCCGTCCCTCATAGTGCTCGCCGTCTCTTATAACTCTGCTCAGTAAACCCTGATACTCTATCATGGCAGTTCTCCTACTCTTATGTAGCCCAACAGAAGTAAGACTCTTTCGGCCTGTTGCTTAGCGGCAGTGGTAACTACATCCCCGCTAGTGAGTTGAAGCACGGAGTAGGCCTCACGCTCTACTAGGTTGAACAACTCCAACTCCTCGGTTAGGACGAACCTTACGCCTACAGGTTCTGGTACTCGCCACTGCTGTACGACCTCGTTGGTTCGTATCAGCTTTAGCATGTTATACAGCTCCACACGGGAGTAGCCATCCTCCTCGGTGGTGTCCCTGGAGGTTACTGTTATCTCAAGAGGTTCTAACTTGAAGGTGTAGATTCTCCTGTTGCCTACTGAGCCGAACCTACCGGGTCTCTGCCACAGGATTATCTTCAACAGTCGTAGTCGAATGTAGGTCAGTACGTTCCTCATCTGGTAGTCTCTCCTTTGTGAAGAATGGTTGGGACAGGTAGTCTATACCGGTTGCTGCACACTCCGCCTCTGTCCGATAGGCGTGTGCTCTGCTGTTATTGCCCAGCAGCAGTACGTCGCTCAGTGAGCACCCGTCCTTATGGGTCAGGCTACTACGGCCCATCGGACACTCCTCGTCACACTCCGGGCAATAGATGTAGGTTGTACCATACTTAGGTGAGTAGCTCTTACACGAGCACCCTTCCGCGGTACACGCCATGTCATTGGTCCGTTCATGTACGTCTACTCGGTGTGGACAACATCGCTGTCTGGTCCTGAGCGGACTTCTCTTTTCATCCGTCATAATTAGTACGCCTCTCTACATTGTTCTCTTTTAGGATCTGTCTGGTGGTGTCGTCGGATATACCGAACCTGTGTCTTATCTGCTTCATGGTCAGCTCATGCTCTACCCTGCACTCCACTACCCTTGCCTTCTCGTCCTCAGTCAGTTGACCGTAACCCCTGAGCTGTACAGTCCTGTGCGCGGACGTTATGCTACCCGTGTACCCCATCAAGTACCCCCTTACCCGTGTATATCTCGAACGCTACGGACATCATATAATCAATGAACCACGCGCTACCCTCTGAACTCTTATAGAATGCTTTATCCCTCATCAGCTTCATGTGGTCAACCGCCAGGAAGTAGACCTTCTCCCCGGCTCGCTCTTTTATCCTTATCTGAAACATCAGCTCCGTCATACCGGCGTCCAGTTCATAGAGTTTGTCTCTTAGCTTATCCCAGGCTAACTCTGTGAACCGTACCCCCTTGGGTGTCAGCATCCAAACCTTGTAAGCCTCGAGTGTGTCAGGGTCGTAGGTAGTACTCCTGACCTTTAACTCGCGCCCATTGACATCCGTTATCACTGCTTGGTTCTACTTTCCGTGGTCTGGACATAGAAAAGGACCGCTCGAAGATCACGTTGACGGTTCCGCAGCCCCCTCGCGAAGGACAACCATCAACCGCTCCGAGCGGTGTATGTATACTACGCCGGTTTACACTTTTTGTAAACCTTTATTTTTTCCGTGCTTCAAACAGCGTGTTGTCGGGCCAACACCCCATGACTGAGCTGATGTAGTAGAACTTCGACCAGTCCTTGCGGTCCGGGTCTGACGGATCTAACAGCTCACCATTCTCGTCCATCACTACGGAATGTGTGGTCTCCGCATCTACGTAGACCGACGTACAAACTATGTGAGCTGGAGCAAAGGGTACCAGCATGTGTTTGTTGGAGGAAGCTATATCTAGGTATCCCTCTACCTGCTTGAGTATGAGTGACTGACCGTGGTCCTGAAGGAAAGCTTTGATGTGTTCTAGCTTTACACCACTCCTGTTGAAGTCGTTCAGGAACTCGCGCTCTATGTCGTCATACGGGATACTGGTAACCATGGCCAGTGAGGCTATGGCACAGCCGTACTCATGTTTCTGTCGTACGTATGTTAGACTCATCCTACATCTCCCAGTTCCGTGGTATCTGAGTCGACACCCTGTTGTGCTGCCCAATGTCGGTTAACGTCTGTCAATATCTGGTCCGCAGTGGTCTTGTCGACAGTACGCTCCAGGACCTCCTTGAGTGAGTTTGCCATGTCCTTGAACATGTTCACGACTTCCTCGGCGGTCACGTACTTATGACCCTCCAGTGCACGTTTGCGTTCGGACTCTACCATCTTGAGCCGCTGAGCAAACATCGACTGTATATCGGACCATGATGACCAGTCCCTGGAGGCCACCTCATAAAGCGCCCGCAACTGTCCATACAACGCTGCCCCCTTCTCAGTCAGTGACGGCTCTACTTCTATATACAGAGACTCCAGCAGTTTCCGCGACCGTTCCGTGAACTTGGACCCGCCCTCTGCATCCAGTCCCTGCATCAGCTCGGCTATGCGTGCGCCTACTACGTTGATGTCGTCCGACAAATCTAGAGGATCACCGGCGGACACGGCCTTGGCCAGCTTCGCGTACCTGGTAGGAGCAAACCGCGAGAACCTCCCTGTGGTGTAGGCTGGGTTGAGGGCACCTACCCTGGTCTTGCCTCCATGCCTGGAACAGCCCCTGCGTCCCACCATCCTGTACTGACTGCATAGCACACCGACGGACTCCTCGTTCCGTGTCGTATGCCGACAGTGCTTAGGACACCTGCCATCTTTGTCTAATACCAACGGACAGGGCGCACCCTTCCCGCGTACGAGCCCGCACTTGTCCCCAGGTTTTGAGTCTGCCCCGGCCGATCTCTTCGTTACAACCTTGTCATTCATTTCCCGTCCTCCATATATCTGCCGCACTGCCTGCGATGGTGCGAGCCCAATAGCCCGCGCATGAACCTGTCCATCATGACCACGGCGTCGAAACTCTCTGGGGGACATGAGCACCTGGGCCCCATCGTCCTTTCGTCAAACTGTGGTCTCTCTGGTCTGACCGGCCGCATCGAATCGAATCCGCATCCCGGCCATCCCATTGTCCAGCCGCCTCCTACGCTCTTACCCATTTGCCGTCCCTCACCCATCCATGGTCACCGCAGTGGCAGAGGAAGCTCGGACTCAGCGTGGACGCGCTGTCCGTGCCGGTTAAGTCCCACTGCGGTCTCTCGGAGTCCGACTTCCTGATGAAGCTGGAGCCCCTCAGCCAGAAGGCACCGCGACAGAAGTCCCTGTCCACGCCTAGCGCCTTATCGGTCTGCTCGTGTATGTGTCTGTGTATTAGGATGCCACCTGTCCTCTCGCCCTCGTACTGCGTCCACCGTAGCCAGTGTCCGTCACCCAGGTCCAGGTCGGCATTGTCTGGCATGACCGTGCTCGCTTCTTCTAGCTGTGAGTCGTTCATTGCTCGTCGTCCTCCGTAGCGTCGTCATGGTCTGGTGGCTCAAAGGCGTGTGCTACCCAGACCCCGTTTTTGTCGACCCCGTCCACCGCTCCGAAGGCATGCGCAGGATGGCTGTTGTCCTCACCACACTCAAGACAGTCCCCGTCCCAGTCGTGTTGGTCGAGGTGTCCTCTCGCCTGCGCCCTGACCAACTCCTCGTGGTAGTCGTTCATGTCACCGTGGTAGCCCATCAGTCACTTGTCCTTTCCGTGCAAATCGGCTTGCTCCGCGTCGAACCCCCGCTGCCTCTCCTCCCTGGCGTACTCCAGCCCCTGTTCCACTAGCATCTGAGCCAAGTCGAAGAAGACCGTCAGGAGGAGGACCAGGAGGGCGAACGCGGCATCCCAAAAGTCCGAGGCTTCGAGGGCTACCCCCAGGCGAAGACAGACCAAGAAGGTCAGCGCACCCCGCGCCTTCATGTCCGTTTCCTCGGTCTGTATAGCCAGACCAGCGCCAGGAGGCACGAGGCGACCGTCACGACCAGACCGACTCGGAAGCCGTAGAAGTCCCAGGCACCGTCGGGAAGCACCCTCAGGCCATGTAGCAGGATCTGTAGGAACACGCCGTCACCTCCTGGTCTGAAATTTTCCCGGGGGTACTCCCTGACGACCGTCGTCGCCCCGTACAGTTAGGGTATTCCCCCGGAACATCGTGCCGTACCCGTAGACCTTCTAGAGACGGGCCGCTCTTAAGCGAGCCCAAGCCAACCAGTACATCTGGTACGAACTGAAATTTTTCCGGGACAGGTCTCTCAACCGTGCCCACCCATCCCGGAAACCGGGACCCACGCCAGTAGTCCCGAAGCCGTAGAACCTGTAGGGAGGAGCCGGAGTCCCCCGCGACGTTACAGGCGAGGACCGCGTAAGCTGGCCCACGAACCGTCGCGTTCGTCCCCCGGGGATGCGCATCTCGCCGAACCAAAACGGCCCGGAGTCCGCCCGGAAGACCTCCGACCCCCGCGCGCATTGTATCACACAAGCCGGCAAGGGGGAAACGGAATTTTTCGCGGGGACGTTGCGTACAGTTCCCTACAACGAAGTGACGAAATCTGTCACCCATTTTATTAAAAACATTCAATATAATTGAACTATGACAAAAAGTGTCATTTGCTAGTGGCAGAATCTGTCGCTTCATCGACGAAACATCATTTCATTAACAGCAAACTATTGAAAACAAACAACTTATATGTTTCATCCATGAAACGTTGTTTTATAGACGAACGGCACAACAATTGCATTATATATTATAGATTCTGTTATTCTAGAATCTAAGATGTTTGAAAACTTTAGAACTTAAGCTAAGTACAAACTTGGAGGTTGATATGAACATAGGACAGTTTGCTACAACTTTGCTGAAATCAGGCAAGTCGGCTCAAGAAACCTTAGGTACAGTACAGAAGGTTTTTCCAGGATGCAAGACAAGTATGAAATGCATCTACTACTATGCAAGTAAAGCCAAGATCAAGCTAGGCTCAGGAGCTGTTGCAGATCAGAAGCTTCTGAAGGCTGAACTAGCCAAGCTGAAGAAGACTGCATAAGGACAGAAGGTACAAGACTATCATGGTCTTGTATCTTTTTGTTGTTTCTATACCACACAAGAAAGGTCTAGTTGCCATGAAAGAAGAAGATAAGGATGAACAAGACAGTCAGACGGAGCTCATGCAGGAACAGATGCTGCAAGACATAACGCCTCAGGTAGAGGCATGCCAGGCTAGCTGCGGAGACGAGCTGGCAGTCTGTATAAGCAAGCATGAGGAAGCATGGTTGCAGGCCAGAAGGTAAGGTACAACATGGACATGCGAGGAAGACTGGGTGAAAGAGCCCAGAAGGTCAGGCTATCTAGCGGGTTCATGCACTATGGACCGCCTAGGTCTACACAGGTAAGGCCAGGTAGAGCTCAGGCCGATCCTGAGGCGCTCAGGTTAGCTCTGATGGAGCTAGGTGTAGCTACTACAGCAGGTAGCACACAGGACAGCTCAGAGGAGCGATCTGTGCACAGGTTAGCCTACATAGATGATGCTGATAATCTAAGACTGCTCAAGGCTGCTACGGGCAGGCGCAGAAGGTCGAGACATAAGGTAGATCTGAGGTGTGCCGGCCAGGACGAGTACGGGAAGCGGATATGTGTATGCGGAAAGGCCGAGCTCACTGAGGACTGCAAGACCATGGGCCCTGAGTCGCCCAAGGACTTCAGGCCACACCAGGCACACACGGTCAAGATGATCTACAGGATAGGCACGGCTTCAGATGGTAAGGTGTGGCACAGACAAGGACCACTAGATTAACCGAGGGTACAAACGAATCGAGGTAGTTATGGAAGCACTAGAATACGTGGTAAACGGGTTCGTGTTACTGGTAGCGTTTGGTTGTATATGGGCAGACCATAGGAGCACGAGGAGATGAGCTCGGAATATGAAGGCGAATACCACGACTTCGAGTATACAGGAGAAGAGCGTAGGGCCCAGGTGCGCTATGTAGAACAGACGCAAGAGAGCGTACAAGCACAGATGGAGGAGGATGGTATGCACACGATGGCGGAGGCTATCAGGATCTCAGGGGCAAGTACCCCGAACAGGCGGGTCCGGAGGGCTATAGCAGCGATGAGCAGGGATGCCAGGGTTGAGGAGGAGCCCGAGGTCCTAGAACTGGAGCCCGAGGTTCCCGGAGAAGCCAGGCTGGTCTGTACGGACGGGATAGAAAGGAAGGTCTGGCGGGTAGGGAAGAAGCGGAACCTGTGAAGGCCTGGTTTTGAAGAAGCGGATCCTGTCAGGAGGGCTTTCTCTGGCATGGGTGCGCAGTCAATCCTGCTTCGCGCGTAGTGCATGGCGCGTTACGCACGCGTGAG